GCGATCCTGAAAAACAGCCGTCGCCTGTGGCAGTGGAAGGCGAAGGCAGGTGTGGCGCTGTCCGGCTTGGCGATCAACGGCTGGGCCAGTGGCAAGGCCGACACGATGGTGCCGGAGATCGCTTTGACTGGCGTGATCGAGACCATCCCCACCAGCACACTGGCTCAGGAGTCCATCAATGCCGCCTGATGACGAGGAAGGCGGCTCCGGCGCCGGCTTCGGTTCCGGCTCCGGCGCCGGCTTCGGCGACGGCTACGGCTTCGGCGACGGCTACGGCTACGGCTCCGGCGACGGCTCCGGCTACGGCTACGGCTACGGCGCCGGCTCCGGCGCCGGCTCCGGCTACGGCTTCGGCTACGGCGCCGGCTTCGGCGACGGCTCCGGCTGAGACCTGAAACTTTCCAACCCCCAGAAGGAGAACCACATGGCGCTCACCAAAGCGCAGTTGAAAGACATCGCCCTCACGCTGGAGAACGACGGCGAGTTCTACGAGGCCTACAAGAAAGTTGAAGCCTCCGCATCGGAGCGCCGCGAGATGATCGCGCAGTTCATGCTCAGCACCTCGTACCTCAGGGGGAAGTACAGGCGGGCTGCGACTGCCAAAACACCGGACAGGCACGAAAAGACTGACCGTGAGCAGCTCCGCCTCTACTTCGACGAGCAGTGGAACCTGACGCCGGCCATCTTGGGCGTCTGCACCAAAGACAGGGTCGACTTCATGAGCGACGACCCGACCACCGAGGAGCAGTGGCACGCCGACTTTCCCGGCTGCCGCACCATCTCCACCACCACCTACGACCGCATCTTCCCCAAGGAAGCCACCATGACCACCACCAACGCATCCGCCATCGACATCACCACCAAGACCCTGGTCAACGGCGTCGACATCGCCACCCTGAGCGATGCGGCCGTCTACGACATGATTGCCGCGCAGGAAGGCGTCATCACCTATCTGGAGGGCATCAAGACCAAGCCCAAGATGCTCCTGGCCGAGATCGAGAAGCGCCAGGCAGGCATCGGTGCGCTCGTGGCCTACCTCGACAGCAAGGTGGACAGCAAGTAAGTCAACACGGAGGCCCACTTGATGGGCCGCCGCCTCCAACTCAAATCGAGTCCAACATGATTCACTTCGACCGACTCCGCACCCTCCACAAGTTCATGAACAACCTGACTCCCAAACAGGTCAGCATGAACCATCTGTTCAACAACGATGAGGGCTGCGGCACCGTGGTGTGCGCCATGGGTTGGGCCACCTCAATCCCTGAGTTCCAGGCTTTGGGGCTCAAGGTCGGCATGCATCCTGATGGCTACAGAGCCCTGACCTTTCCCGGCGCCGTAGTGGAGGACTACGACCTGTACTCCAGCGCCGCAGCCGGGCTGTTCGGACTCGATACGGCCGGCGTCGAGAACATCTTCGGTTGTGTGGGTAACTCGATGTACGACGCCGAGCCCAACGCAATGGTGACCATGGACCCGCGAGATGACTACTACAACAAGGTGTGCAACAACCACCTTGCCCTCTTCAACTACCGCATGAAGCGGTTCTTCCTGGATCAAGGGGAAATGCTGTGAGCCTCGAAACCTGGAAGGCCGAGTTCTACCCCGTTGAGGCCTCAGCCACGCGCATCGAAGACGCTACGGCCCATTCGTTGCGCAAGTGGGTTGGTCTGCGTAAGGAGAATCTGGAGCGGCATGGAGTGTTCTACAGCTCCGACACGCGGCGGGTCACTGACCAGCCCGTTGATCTGTTCTCCAGTTACGGCTTGGTAGTCAGCAACGAATCCTGTGCTCTTTGCCACCACCACAATAAAGACAGGGCAGAGCAGCCGTGTGGGGACTGCCCACTTGCCATCAGCCGAGACGGCGTCCCCTGCGACGAATCAGACCGTGACGAGAGCTCTGTCTGGATTTTGTGGGGCGCCAGTCTGTCCACCCAAAACCCTGAACCCATGATTGCGGCTCTTGAAGCTGCGTTGGAGATGAGGCAAGCATGAAGCCCGAGATCAATCTCGACTTCGCTTCGGCTGAGGTCCGCACCCTGCAGCAAGTCCACAAGTCCACGGGTGGACTCATCGCCTTCATTGCATCCAGCTCTGACTTCACACGTGCCACAGCCTATGCGATGAAGGGTGAACCCGTGGTTCAGCCCAAGCCGCCCAACCAGGCCTACGGCCCGGTCAAGGCGGGCAAGAAGGGCAAGGCCCGCCGCTGGTGAAACCGCCAAGCCCTCTACCCGAGGGCTTGCCAGTTCAACCAAGGAGTCCACGTGGACCTCGCTGTAACTCTGCGCTACCTCGCCGCCCTCGAAGACCTGATGAAGGTCAACCCTGTGGCCGCCCGTGCCTTCCAACGAGAGCTTGCCCACCCACTCAACCAGGTGGCCGAGGTGATCCAGCCCTTGGTGGTCAACAAACCCAGCAACCTCACTCATGAGGAACGTCAGTGGCGCCGCCTGGCGGAAGCCCGTCACTAGACTTTGACACTTCTGTAAGAGAAGTCATAATGCAACCCGCATCGACTCGTTGATGCTCATCAGGAAGTCACCATGTCACGCAACATCGTCCGCTCATCGGCTGGCCCGTTCGGCTCAGTCCGCATTGAAATCCGGCCTGGCGCCAGCTACAGCCTGGCAGTCTGGATCAACGGCCAGCCCCAGATGCCGATCCACGGGCTGGATGCCAGCGAGGCGTTCGACTACGCTGAAGACCTGCTCTCGACTCGCACCAACGAACTGATCGAGCAGTACGAGCGCCACCTGAGTCTGGAGTCGGTCACCGAGATCGCCCAGCACTACGGTGTTGAGGGTGCGTCTGTCATCCACGGTGTCTGGATCAATGTGAACAACATGGCTCTGCTGGACAACTTCCAGCGACGTGGCCGTGCTCACCAGATTCTGGAGAAGCTCGAAGTCAAGCCGTGCAATGTGACCGAGTACCTCCAGGAGCAGGCGTGGCACGAGGCCATGGACGACACGATGCCCAAGGACAAGGCCCGCCAGCGCCTCGCCCTGATTCGTTCTCAACTGGCAGCCCGTATCTGACATTTTTAACTGAAAGGCAATCATGATCCGCTTTGATCTGCTGCGTGCCCTGCACACGTTCATCTCCAAACGGAGTGCTAAGGAAGTTGTCCTCCGCAATGTCTACAACATGAGACCATACAGCGAGAAGTCTCTCGCAGCGCTTGGTTCTACCAACTGCGGTGCCATCGCCTGTGGTATGGGTTGGGCCGCACTGCTACCCGAATTCAACGCTGTTGGCCTGGGCTACAAGAGTGGGGCTGGCCTGTCGGACTTCACTGCGAGCCGAGACCCCGAATATGCGTGCGACGACGGCAGCTACTCATCTATCGACTACGACGAAGCCGCAGTCAAGTTCATCGGCGTAAGCATCAAAGGTGCCAGGAACCTGTTTGGCTCGGTCGGGATGTCGGATTATGACTACCCGCTCCATGAGTGTGATGAGGAGAACGGCTACCAGGACATCACTGACCAGCAGTTCCTGCTTCGGCGCATCGAGGTGTTCTTCAGTGAGCACGGGGAGTCGCTGTGAAGATCATCACCATCAAGGCTCAGCTCGACGACGGGCGAGTTGTCGAGCTGGTGGAGTCCAAGGGCTGCAGAGGCTGTATCGCTGTACTCCATGGGAGGCTGTGCGAAGAACTTGCGCCACCAGACTTTGAGACCTGGCTCTGCGACGCCAAGTTCAACTCTGGCAAAAACTATGTCTGGAAGGAGATCAAATGATCACCCCTCTCACCCTGCAACAAGTATTCGACAACGCCCTGCTGGGCATCCGTAGCCAGGACTATGTCAAGTGTGAAGACGACGGCTGCGTTTACTTCGGTGGAAACGGCCTGCACTGCGGGATTGGTTGGTCGATACCTGTTTCGATCTACTCACCCAGCATCGAGGGTCACGGCATTGACCTGGTTCTGAGCATGTCCACGAAACTCAAGGCGCTGTTCGAGGGTGTCGAATCGAGTCACCTCGTGAGGCTGCAAGGCATCCATGACGGGATGAGCAATCCCACTCGGTTCGAGTCCAGGATGAGGGACTTCGCCCGGAAGCGCAAACTGCTGTTCACGGAGATCAAGTCATGAACATCATTGCCGCACCCAAGACACTCACCCTGAACGCTCTGGAAGAGCTTGCCAAGGGTGTGTCTGGCACTGAGAGCCGCTGGGTCTTGATCTCGCCCACCGGCCAGGTCTTTGTCGACGAAGACCCGCTGCGCATGGCGGCGATTGCGACTTACAAGCGGCCCAGCTTTCCAGTCGCTCAACCCTTCTGCTATGGCGACAGCGACGACAGCGACAACATGATGGGAGCATCGGGATGAACAAAGAAAAGCGCAATACCCTCGCTGACATCAGCGCCAAGCTGACCGCATTCACGCACTCCGATGGAGTTGGTGCTGTCCAGCTTGCCTGGGAGACATTCGAGGCAGCGAAGATGGTGTACCGCGAGGCCTGCGAAGCTGCCGCGACGGCGTTGGAGTCATTGATGGGCGACATCGACACCGAGTGGGATGATGAGCGTGAGAAGCTCGACAACATGCCCGAGGGGTTGCAGCAGAGCGACCGGGGCCTGGCGATGGAGGAAGCCCTCGACGCCATGAATGACGCACGTGAAGAGGTCGACAACGCCATCATCATGCTGCGCGACGAGGACTACGACGCCACCGATGTCACTTTCGATGAGCATCTGGAGAACGCAGTCGACAGGCTGGGCGACGCCGCCGCCTGACGCGGCACTCAACCAAGGATCAAACGTGAAACTGCAGAAGACCCTGCACGGCCGGATGAACGATGCGTTCATCCTGGGTGTGCTCAACAAGATGGAGGAGACCTACGGACTCCTCCAGCGTGCCACCGACCGGCGCATGGCCCGCCTGTTCTGGCTCCAACGGATCACGGACCTGGCTGAGGACGGCCAGATCGCCATCATCACGTGGAGCCGCGACTGCGACCACGTCTGCGGCGAGAGCCGGTTCCTCGTGGAGGCCACAGCCAAGGCCGTGGACGCCCGGATTGAGCGTGACCTGGCTTGGGCCGACGGCCCCATGTCGCACCGCCTGGCAGCCCCGTCCGAGCCGTTTCAGGGCTGGTCGCGGGACATGGCGGCTGAGGCCTTCGAGGACGGACACCCGCACAGCGTGTCTGACACTTTCTCACCTTGGGAATTCTGATGGCTCAGATCAAAGCCACGTTGAAGGACGTGATGGATACGGTGTTCTTCTCTGACAACGCGACCAACGTCAAGCGAACCATTGCAGACAGCATTGTCGAGACGGCTATGAAGGCCACGGGCTTCGCATGTCTCGGTGGCAACACAGTCCACATCGACCTCGGCAACGGCTACGACCTCATCTGCAAAGTCAAGAAACAGGAGAAGCAAACGTGACCATCAAGATCATTCAACCGTATAGCTGCAAACCTCGCATCAAGTTCGACGACCTGGAGCCCGGCCACATGTACCGGATGCACAGCGGACCCAACGCGGCGGGGGAGCTGCACCTTGCAGTGCGCTTGCCGGATGGCACGCGGCTCGCTGTGCCCATCACCAACCACGGCCAGACACAGCCTGTGATGCGGGTGTCCGATGAGTCGAGCATCTACTTCGAGGCCGTCGAGTGTGAGCTGAGGGTCGTGCGATGAAGTATTACGCCATCTTCCAGAACGGCGACGTTCGCTTTTTGGGCAGCTTCGAGCAGCGCTCCGAGGCTGTACTGCGGGCCAGTGAGTGGGGCCTCCACTTCACGATCTTCAACCACGCAGAACTCGTCGACATCAGGGATTCGATCAACTTCCAAATGATAGGTGCGGCGTGAACGACACCAAGCGCCGCACCATCGAAGCCGGCCAGACCGGGCTCGCCAAGAAGGTTCTGGAGGCCGTTCCGATCTCCGAGGCCTGGACGATCCACCAGATCAGGAATGAACTGATCCGTACTGGGTCGAACTCAGACTACAGGATGATCGAGGGATGTCTGCGCACCCTCAAGGATTCCGAGTTGGTGAAGGAGCCTGACACTGGCTCGTTTATCCGCATCATGTCGAAGCCGAAGACGGTCCGCGTCTCGGTGCCCAAGGAAGTACAGGAGCAGACCATGGCAGTCATTGCCGAAGCGAAGAAGCCGGTTGAACCAATGGACCGCCTGGCGGCACTATCGGCTCAGGTCCGGGTGCTTTCCAACCAGGTGCTGGCGATTGCCACCGAGATCGAGAACGTCGCACTCGACGTGCAAGACCGGCTGGATCGAATCCACGCCGACACCGCCAAGCTGCGTCAGCTCCAAGAGCTGCTGAAGGGATTGTGATGGGGCAAGGCGCCGGCCGTTGCCGCCCGCCTCGTGAAGGAGTCCCGCTCCTTCTACGCCGAGCCCCTCGGCAACCAGGTGATCTTCAAGGTCGATCACGAACACGCTCAGGGCCTGTACCTGGCGATCAAAGAAACCGTCTGACACTTTCAACCGTAAGGAACCAACATGTCCAACTTCCCCGACGACGTAGACGAGACCGGCTACGCCTATGTCACAGCCACCACGAGTGACTACGGCTACGGCAAGATGAAACTGCACCTCCGCTTGTCCAGCCTGGCCCGCAGCTACCCGCTGGACCCCGTGACCATCACGCAGGCTGCGCAGTTCGGTAGCACAGCCGACATGCACATGGGGCCAGAGCCGAGCTACGGCTGGCACATGAAGGTCGAAGACCACTCGGACGGCCTGGACATCAACCAGCTCGACCGTGTCCAGAAGGCGGTGAAGAAGCTGCTCAAAGCTCTCCACTCGGTGCAGGTGGCATCAGGCATTGCTACCCTGCTCGAAGACCACCTGGCCCGTCTCATCTACGTCAGTGGCGTGAAGTACGTCTACATCCCACAGCACCTTGACTGCCGCATGAGTATCCCGGACATGGATTGCTGGCTGCCCAAGCGTGATGGTATGACTTCGGTCCACGGCCGCTTGAGCTTTCTCAAGCGTGAGCTGGCTAAGGCGCGACCGTGACGAATCCCTGCCACGTCTATGCCATCTGCAACACCGGCCACAAGCTGTGTTTGCGGGTCATGTTCACTGGCACGCGCTACAAGTGCATGGCCCACATCACCAACCGGGCCAAGAACAATCAGCCCACCCACTTCCTGCGTATCAGCAGCATGGGTGTGGACGCCGCTGAAAGGAAGTTCCTGCCATGAAGCAAACCGTCAAGCTCGTCGGAGGTCCAGCCTTCGAGGCGAAGAAGCGACGCGATGACCATCCCCGCTTCCACACCCTCCGGGTTGCCCAGCTCGAAGCCTTCCAGGCCTGGTGTACCACCAACGGCGTTGAGTGGCGGGACATGAGCGACAGGGGCGACAAGTACATCGTCTGCCAGGTTCGGCCCAAAGCCCACTACTGGCTGGGCATTCACAAGAGTGAGCGCAACCCGCTCGCCCTGAGCCTTGACAACAAGCTCATGCCCACTGTCCTCCGATTCCTCAAGGAAACCAACCAATGACCAACCCCATGCGTCCCGTCATCGACAAGGTCGAAGCCCAGTGGCTGACCCGTGCCAAGGCTCAGTTCCTGAACCCGAAGACCCAGGCCTACAAGAAGGCTGAGGTCGAGTTCTTCATGGGCGCCATGGCTGCGCTCCAGGCGATGGACCCTGACGCCCCTGAGGGCCAGATGACGACGAGCATCCCGCCGATCTGGGTCATCAACATCATGTCTGGCCGCAACGTGGTGGAGGTGCCCAAGTGAGCAAGTACACCGTCGAATTTGACACCAGCACTGGCCCCGAAGACTACGACGAGGGCCGCTGCTACGAGGTGATCGACACCACCAACTACCCGCACCGGGCCGTGGCGTCCCGCTGCACCCAGCAGGGCGCTGAGCGCATCAAAGCGTGTCTGGACGCCTGCCACGGGGTCGACCACCTCCACGAGTACAACCTGGCACTTGGGGTGCAACAGAACTCTGTACTCACCCGGGAGCTGAGCACCTCCCGCGCCGAGACGGCGATCATGAAGGCGTGCTACTTCGACACGAAGGACAAGTGGAACGACGCCCTGGATGGCTGGATCAAACTCCAGGTCGACATCGCCGCTCTGATCCCACCCATCGACGGCGAGCGTGCCAACGACCCCATCATCAACCGCGTCAAGCGGCTGGCGGCCTCGCAGGACGTGGGTGTGCTGACCAACACCCTGGTGCCCATCTGCAGTGCCATCATCAAGGGCTACGCTGAAGAGAAGTCAGGCCTTGACGACGACATGCTCCCCCACCTCCAGGACTTGGCTGACCATGCTCAGACGATCCTGGACCAGGCTGCCCACCTCCAGCGCCAGCACGACTCCCTGGGCGCATGCTCAGACAAGATCAACAAGCTCAGCGGTGCCCTCAAGGCGGTCTATGCCCGTGCCCTGGGCATCTACGACCAGCCCGACCTGGTGGCCTTTGGCCTGTTGCTGGGTGTGGAGTCAGACATGCGAGAAATCGCACAGCAAGCTCTGGAAGCAGCCGGCGAACCGCTGCCCCGGTAGGGATCAACACCACCACTTCAACTCAAGGACTGACATGGACACCCAGAAATTTCTCGACTCCTACAGTGCGTTTCGCAACGGCACCGACGCCTTCCACTTCATCCGGCTCTACCCGAAGCTGAACTACAGCGACGGCGTGCAGGAGTGCGCTGAGGCCGGCTGCTACTGGCTGCTCGACATCATCGGCACCGAGGGCATCCTGGCGTACAAGGCCCACGCCGACACCCTCGACAGCATGGGATTCATCACCGTTCTGGTGAGGGATGAGGCCGCTGAGATTCGGCTGGTGCGTGACTCTGATGAGCCGGCCCTGTGGTCACGCCACATTGAGTACACCGACCTGCCGGACGGTGAGTGGACCTTCTACATGACCAGTGAGGACGGTGTCTACAAGCTCTTCCTGCCCACGGAGTATTGATCATGACCTACACCGAATCGGTCATCTGCTCAGCCTGCAACGGCAGCGGTGAGGGCAGCCACGAGAACACGACATGCCAGACGTGTAATGGCGACGGCGAAGTCGACTTTGACTTTGACTTCGAGGAGGAACCCGAACCGGAGTACGTCTACAAGATCGTGACAAACAGCTACTGCGGAATGACATTTACTCACGGTGAGTATTCAGAACCGTCAGACGCTGATGAGGCACTCATCTGTGTGATTGAACGCCGCCGCTACCGGGGCTACGAAGTCGTCGCCCTGGGCGACGGCACCTGGGAGGTCCTCGAACCCAAGGGCTGCGCGATGGTCCCGGATGCCTGCGGCATCCTCAGCATCAAGGTGTGCGAGAAGTGATCACCGCCACTGTTCTGCCCAGCGGCAACCTCAAGCTCACAGTAGACAAGGACCACGCTGGGGATTTTGCGGAGCTTGTCAACGATTCCTCGTATGAATCAGAGGTGCTCGACGTAGCCATGGAGCACTACTGGACGAACGGCAGCTACTACCCGTTCGAGCCGGGTATGGGCGGGCCGAGCATCGGCCTGACCGACGCGCCTGCCATTGCTGAGTCCATGGAACACGATGAAGACGGTGACCCCTACATCGTCGGCCGACTTTGGTGGTTCCCGCAGTACGAGTCCACCTCGTGCATCGACCAGCTCGCCAAGACCGGCAAATGCATCTTCACCCTGGCACCTTGAGTGTCACTTTCAACAGGAAAGCACTATGTCCAACAAAGACCCTACCATCCGCCCCCTCAAGGTTTACCTTGATGGGGACCAGAACTACCGCATCAAAGCCGTGGGTGGCCTTCACAAGCTCAAGGGCAACAAGAGCGCCTACTTCAGCCTGACCGGCACGATTGATCGCTTTGAAGCATCACGGTATGGCTCGGGCCGTTGGGTCGACGACACGGGCGGCTGCATCCACGAGGAAATCCTCAAGCACTGGCCTGAGCTGAAGCCGGTGGCCGATCTCCACCTGTCCGACATGGACGGTGTGCCGATGCATGGCGCTGAGAACGCCTGGCACTGGATGCGCGGGGCCTGCGCCAAGGTCTGCAGCAGCATCACTGGTCGGTGGGGTCCTGACCACACCCCTGAGAAGTCCCTGGAAATCTTCGCCAACCACGTCCGAGTGAGTCTGGATGAGGCAACGGCTGTGCGCCAGATGGTGATCGACGCCGCAATGGCTGTCTCCCAGTACAGCCGGGTCTACGAGGGCGGCGCAGTCGAGCCGGCCAAGAAGGCGCTGTTCGACTGGATCGACACCCAGCGTCCTCGCTGGAAGTTGGAAGCAGATCACGCTATTAAGGCGTTCGATCTCGTCCTGTACGGTGACATTTAACGAAGGAAAGCAGCATGCGAAGAGTTCTCAGGAGCACCGATGAGGTGATGCACTACTGGGCCAACCGTGTCCAGTCTCATGGCAAATGCGGGTCGGCTGTCAGCTTTCGTGACGGCCTCCTGTTCTCCTACCGCGAGGTCATCGGCAAGCTCTATGACTTCGAGGGTCAGACCTACGCCGTGATCACGACCAGGGCCTGGTCGCCGACGACCGGCAAGCACCAGAGCAAGGCCCGCAGCGCCGCCCGCCACCACAAGGTGCTGCAGGTCGTGGATGCTCAGGACCCCGCCAGGAACTTCATGGAGCAGACCCTCGCTGAGATTGAGCAGGCCCTGCTGAAGTCCCGACGTGCCAAGAGTGACCATATGACGGCTATCCATGCTGAGCACGCGATCCGGCTGACCGAGGACTTCAACGACTACGCTCGGATTCGCGGCGAGCCGGAGCGCATTGAAGCTGACCTGGACACGATCAAGGCCCAGCTTGCCACCCTCGCGGAGACAACTAATCGCCTCAGGGCTGAGCGGGAAGCAGCCCTCATGGCCTCGCAAGCAGTCCGTCGTGAGGCGTGGCGTGGTGGTGCCTACGACCACCTCAGCCCTGTGATGCTGCGCATCTCCAAGGACGAGATACAGGTCGGCGTGGACTCGAAGTTCAACCCGGTCTACGGCATCGCCATCGAAACCAGCCAGGGCGCCAGCATCCCACTGGACCTCGCCTCCACGCTGTGGAAGCTGATCGAGCACCGCCGCAGCAAGGGCACCGACAAGCACTACACACACCCAGTCGGCAGCTACATGCTGACCCTGATCACTGGCCGTGGCGACATCCGTGTGGGCTGCCACAACATCCCGTACAGCGAGATCGAATTGATCGCCAAGCAACTCAATCTGGTCGAGGAGACCACCGCATGACCAACCACGACATCGCCATCAACATCTCCAAGGGCAACCAGGGCAGCTTCAAGGCAGCCCTTGGCGATGCCTACTGTCGAGCCGACAACATCAACCGCGAGAAGTTGGAGCAGGCGTTTCCCAACGTGTTCAATGCCAACAAGGGTCCGGTGTTCGTCGGCGTCATCGGCAATGTGATGGACGGCTTCATGATCTGTGGCCCGTACATCAGCTCCGATGAAGTCCAGGACAAGTGCGGGAGTAACCCCACACTGCAGATCGTGGAGCTGGTTCCATGACCGCGCCGAAGCCACGCACCGGCAAGCCTGGTTGGCAGGACCTGAAGGCCGGCGAGCGTGAGGCCCTTGCCACCTTCGCCCGCAGCCACGGCCGCTTCTGGAAGCATGAGCTGAACGTGGCCTGGTCTACCGGCCGCGACGCCGACATGCCCCACGGCTGCTGGCTGCGCATCCTGCGCAACACTTACGGCCCAGTCTGGCTCACCACTTTGTCAGTTCCGCAAGAAGCGATACACTGCGAGCCGACCAAGGAGGGTGTGAGTGGCTGATGTAGAGCGAATTGATCTCCGCCTCCCCCTGGAGGTGCTCAAGCAGATTGACTCTATCGCCGCCCTGACTTACTCCACTCGCCCGAAGGTGATCCGCAGGGCACTGGAGAAGTACCTGGGGGCGCCACCGCCTCACGTAGTTCCCGCTGAGGACGAGCCGGCACCTCCAGTGGAGGCCCCTGTGGCAGTGGAGACGCCACCTCCACCTCCGGTGGAAGTCGTGCTCCCTCCCACAGTGGTGGAGCCTCCCCCAGTGGTGGAGCCTCCCGAGATCGTGGCAGAGCCTCCCATGCCCCGGGACTTCACCGGGGAAGTCCGCGTCGCAAAGGATGGGGTGATCTGCCTGGATGACCTGGCAGACATCTACGGTTTCGATCTCGCTGAGGCCCGGGGTGAGTTGGATGTCGGCGACGACTACGCCTATCACCAGGCAACGGATACCTACTGGGGCAGCAAGTTCGCAGTGCAGTGCTGCCTTGCCGTACTCATGCGGAGTGACGATATGGAGGCCATCGAAGCCTTCGATCTCTGGATTGAAAAGACCATGGGCTAAGCCGCTCGGCTCACGGGGTAAACGTGTGAGCGGCATCAACTAAGTAGTGTCAGAGGAAGATCAACATGAAGTCATCAGAGCGTACCGACCTGCGTCGGAAGGCCAAGTACCCGCGTCTGGAGCTGCTCCAACGCCGTCGTCAAGCGGAGGAGGACCTGCGTGATGACGACGAACCACTCACCGACTGGCGGCACTCCTCGTTCCGCTGATCGGCCCCGCCCGCTTCGGCGGGCGGTTTGTCACTTTCAATAGTAAAGACCTATGTCAAACATCAATCCCGAAACGGGAATCGCATACGGCGTGATCGCCACCCAACACCTCGACGGCGACTTGGCCCAGGAACTGTTCTACGGCCCGCACGCAGTCGATGAGTCCTACAGGGCAGCCTACGAAGAAGCCCGGATGGGCGCCAAGCTCAAGTACGACAGCCTCATCGAAGAAGCCACCATCGCAGCAGCCGAGACCGGCGCCGACCGCGAGGGCGACTTCGACCCTGAAGATTTTCAGGCCAACTGGTTCGAGGCCCATGGCCACTTGATCGACCAAGAGGAGTTTGTCGAAGCCGAACTCGAACGCTTCAGCGACTGCTGTCAGATCGACGAGCCCGACATCAGTGGCACCTATGAAGGCGTGACCTATGCCATCAGTTGGCTGGGTGGCGCACCGCTCCTCTGGGTCTTCCAGAGCGAGTTCACCAGCATGCGAAGTGCCTGCTCGCCGTGTGTCCCCGGCGCAGGTGATCTCGACAGCGACCTCAATGCCAACGGCATCCTCTGCTACGACGTGCCTGACGACTGGCGTTTCAAGGAGATCGTGTGACTGCCTACATCAACTATCACTACACCACCCTGTACTTCGGCCGAGTGGTCGAACAGAGCGCCCAACACCCGGCAGGTATGTCCTGGGGCACGGTCAAGGCCGAGAACTGCCCAGACGACGACACGTTCCTGGGTAGCCACGTGACGTGGCCCAGCTACGCCTGGCCTGGTGGCTACGAGATTCACTACTACGTCAGGGACGGCGGCGTGCTCTGCCACCAGTGTGCCAACAAGGAGCTGCCTCGCACCCTTGACCCCGAGGCAGCTCAGTTCTTCATCGTCGATGGCGAAGTCAACTACGAAGCATCCGGCTTCACCTGTGACCACTGCAACCGGGACATTGCACCGGCCTACGGAGAGTGACATGCAAGTCAAGGAACCCTTCTACCTTAATCAGCTCGGTGAGCCGACCATGAGACTGGGCAGTGGTGCATCTCTCTCGCTCATCGACACCACCATCGGCCCTGAGAACCGCGACATCGCCGACTTCATCCTGTTCTTCCCAGACGGCAGCACCTACCGGGATAACACGCTCCGGTCGGGTGCTGGTGGTTTCAGGAGCCGTGTCGAAATCTTCGCGTCGTTCCTTGGTTTCCTGATGGCTGCACAGGAGTCCAAGAACTGTCGGCTCCACCTCAACCTGATAGTCGGAAATGAAGACCTCTTTCCTGCCTGGGTGCTGGACGAGTGTGAGTCTCTGAACATCGACGCCGTGCAGTACAGCCTCTACACCGAAGACGGCGACATCAACCACAGTCTGATTCAGGAGAACCACTATGTCTTTCTTGTCGAGAGTAAGTGAGGAGTGGCCGGATCAGGCCGAGAAGATCATGCAAATCGTCTGGGGCGAGCTTGACCCCTGCACGGTGCCTGAGACGGCTGCCTGGGTTGACTCGTGTTACCACCTTCCACCAGTGCGTGAACAGAAGATGCACGCCATCGACGTGCTCATCCACGGCTTCGGTGTGGAGTCCGTCTTCGGCGATGACTTCAGACAGCCTGACATGACCTACTCCAACTGCGGCGACAGCTACGGCACGACCATCGTCCTCGACTACACCGAGAACCGCTGGATGGTGACGACCGTGGGTGACTGGATCGAGCACGCTGAAGCCCAGGGGCGGGTGTACCCATGAGTCGTGGCGCTGGACCCGGGCAGGCACACTGGACGATGCCCAGACTTGACCCAGCCACCAACAGGGCGAGTACACGGCCAATCGTCAGGAAGCCTGTTGGTGTCCCCCGCAAGGGTCGCTCCCGGGTCTCCGACGAACAGGTGGTGGAGATGCGCCGGCTGCACGAGTACGAACGACACACGGGTCCCCAGCTTGCCGAGACCTACGGACTGAGCTTGTCCTACGTCTGGTCGATCCTGTCCTACCGGGCCAGGGTCAAGGGCGCTGACGGCAGCTTCTCCCTCGCTTGATTGACACTTCAACAGGAAACGCACTATGAACAAACTCAGACTCGTTCTGGCTGACAGGGTCGAAGCCAACGGCGGCTACTCCCGCAACTATGAGAGCTACCCCATCGAGTACGACGTGAGCGTCTACAGGGCCGATCTCGACCGTGACAACATCTATGAAGTCATGTGCAAGGGGTATGGCTACCTACCCCCACCCACCTCGCTGGAGTGGGACGAGCAGCAGCAGTACGACTGGGCACTCGAAGACGCAGCGCGGAGCATCCGTGACGGCGACGACGACGGCTACAAGACCTACAGCCCTGCCACTGCCGCCAAGTACGGCCTGCCCTACTACACGACGCCACGCAAGTACCGCCGCAAGGTGGCCGGCGACATGTGCTACTACCCCGCGAAGAAGGCCGGCTGGGTGCTCGACAAGCCGTACTGCTGCGAGCAGCTCGATGTCAAGTTCAGCCTGGCTGGACGCGGCGGCAAGCACCTGGTGGTCCGACAGTTTGAGGGGGTGAAGCTCAACATGTCTGCCAAAGACCTGGCCTCTGACATCCGAGAAGGTGGCGACAACGGCTATTACGGCACCAAGTACACCAACCAGTGGTGTGTCCGACTCCTCGCCATGATGGAGGAGTGGGAGAAGTGCTTCACTCCAGAGATCGCCAGCAAGGAGGTCGAATTCCAAGCTGCCTACCGTATGCACGTGGAACTGGGCGAGCAGGCTGTCGCCTGGCGCGAGGCGCTGAAGGTTGCACGAGAGGCCCGTGAGGTGGCCCGCCTTGCTGATGTGATGGCAGGGGTGCTGGCATGAATAGTCTTGTGACCATCCAGGACATCCTCGACCCAGCCTATGCCACCTCACTCAACCTCCCGGATGAACTCAAGTTCGCTGCAGTGGTTGAGCTGGAGCGCCGGTCGGACGGTGTGATCGTCCGTAGGGACCGCTGGGAGAAGGCAGTCCGTCGTTTTCACCGCCGGATGCACGATGCCGGTCTGCCGGGACTGGGGGGGCGGGAGTTTGAGATAGACCAACTCGTGGCAGCCCTCGAAACCCTTGTCGACGTATACAAGGAGCACCACGTATGAGCAGTGTGATCATCGAGATCAACCTCGACAACGACGCCTTCCTCGACCCAGTCGAGCTTGCCCGCATCCTCCACAAGGCTGCTACCCATTGCGAGGGCACCTTCGTCGAAGACCTCACTGACCTGACGCTGCGCGACATCAACGGCAACCGGGTCGGTGAGATGACCTTCGATATCGACCAAGAGGACAAGCCCGATCCTGGGGTCGAGCAGGAGCGGGATCGCATCAGCCAGTTTGTACGACTGATGCAGTTCGCTGACATCCGCTCGGTGCTGGAAAACGCCTGCGGCATTCAGACCTATGACCACGAGAGCCGTGGCCTTCTGTCGGCAGCGCTGGTCGAGTCTGTAATGGATGGCGACATCACCACCGACGACATCTCATCTTTCTTTGGAGGCGTTTACTAATGGACTACTCACGCAAGCCGCTGCAACTCAGCTTCACCAGCAGGAAACTCCAGGACGGCTATTACGCTGCCCCCTACGGCGTGACCGAGGCACCTGAATTCGAGCTGGATGCGGACGAAAACGAAATCCTTCCTGAGGGCTGGCTCTACCTGGCCGACCACGAGGATGACGCCTGCCGTGTCCTCGCCCTGTGCTTCAACCTCGGTGAGTTCGAGGAGTTGGACATCAACGATCACGGCATCATCAACGTCGGGAAGCGGTGCTACCGTGTCCTGGACGACAGCGACGCCGACAAAGCCTGGGATGGAGCCCTCGACAGCTTCCTCGACGAGTGCGTCCCCGGTGCCGATGGACCCTACTTCGACCGCGAGCGTTGGAAGTCGGATGCCAAGATCGACGGACGGGGTCACAACCTTGCCAGCTACGACGGCAACGAGGAGTGGGAGGACGCAGGAGATCAGACTTACTACATCTACCGCCTCTACTAAAACTTTGACATAATCGCAACTCGTGACGTACTGCGTCACCTCACCTGAAGGAGTCCATATGAAGTTCAAGAATCTGTTCCGTGTCACCCAGAGCGACCTGGCCGCACAAGAGATCAGCGTCGTTGAAGGCGGCGTTGCGCGTCTCCAGGCCCTGGCTGACCATCACCGCAGTCTGGCTGAGACCTACCAGGCCGGCGTCGACCGCATCGTTGGCACTGCGCCGGCCAATGACGAGCCGATGTTTGTCCAGTCGCCGCAGCCGCTGCGCCGCGCAGGAGTTGCACGATGAACTGGGCCGAGTACCAACCCCTGGCCCTGCGCACGGCCAAGATGTTCCCGACGACGACGGAGAACCTCCGCCACGCCGCCTTCGGTCTGACCACTGAGATCGGCGAGTTCGCCACTGAGGTCAAGCGCATCGAAATCTACGGCCGCACGGCGACACCAGAGATGATTGCGCACATGGTCGAGGAGATCGGCGACTTCTGCTGGTACACCGCCCTGCTGGCTGCGAGCCTGCACTTGTCGATGGGTGATGTCCCCGTGACGGACCTGGAAACACAGGAGCAGCTCAAGAAGATGGACCCACTGACAGGTCTCTGCGCGACCGGAGCAATCCTGGCCGGCTACACCTGGATGCTGACCTGCAAACCCACTGAAACGGACAGTGTCGAGAGCGTTGAAGTCCTTGGTATCTCCAAGTTCTCAATCATCGAGGCGTGCGTTGCCCTGGGCACAGACCTCGGTGAAGTCCTTGCCATGAACATTGACAAGCTGCGGCTGCGCTTCCCCGACGCGTACAGCGACGAAGCCGCTGAGGCCCGCCTGGATAAGGGGGGCCTGACGGCCCGCATGTCGTAACTATTACCCAGGAACAACCCCTATGGATAGGGGCAGGGTAGTCACTGATTCCGCAGCAGCCCCGGGAACGCCTTGAAATCAATGGGCTGCACATTTGTCACTCCCACCACAAAGGAAATACGTCATGGTCACCAAGGCAGCACAAACGATCAAATTGCACAGCCGTGTCAAGTTCACCCGCCGCAACGGCGAGCGTGTCGAAGGCGTGCTGAAGTCGAAGATCAAGCATGAAAGCACCGGCCTCGACGCCTGGTTTGCCGTGCTGGTCGACGGCGAAACCCGCAAGGTCGACGGCAAGCTGCGCCTGTCCAAGATTCGCCCGAGCGAAGCCACGGCAGTCTGATGACCACCCGGCTGGAGCACGGAAGCGCGGTCTTCGACCTCGGCTGTGCGATGACCGGGTCTGAAGTTACGAGCCGGGAGGGGAGACCCTTCCGGTTCGTTGCGTTTGAGTTTGCCGTGTCCAACAGCCAGAGCCTCGTCATGCTCGACCTGTGGGACCTGTCGCTGGAGCTGTTCTGGGCAGACGGCATGTATCAACTGGACCGTGGGTACAGCCCCATGGACCTCATCGTCAAGAAGGCAATTCAATGATGGATCACGAGTTCCTCGGAAGCTCCAACGTCAGGTCTGCAAGCTGGTCTGAAGGCGAGCTGCGGATTAACTACATCAGAGGTGGGGCGTATGTCTACCACCTTGTTCCCAAGGAGGTCTTTGACAGGCTGATGACAGCTCCCTCCGCTGGTGCATTCGTCAACGAGAATGTGAAGCCCCTGTTTCGTTGCACGCAGTTGCAACTTCCTGCAGCCGCCCTGGCTGCGGCGCAGGGGCTTACCTGAGGGAGTAGAACAAGTGACGAAATTAGTGCGGGAAGGGGCTGTGCGGTACTCGCACCACCCGATACCGGCCTACCACCTGGACGGGGTTGCACAGGATGAGGTCTCAGTGATCCAGGGCCTGACAGACTCTATACCCGTGTGGAATCTCTTCTGGCTATCCAGCCCAACCATCGACCTGGTCCCCACCACAGGTAAGCGGTGGTTCAAGCATTACAGCCCAGTGCAGGGCCTGCTCGTGGCTGTCATGCGTGATGTGGCTGCAGATGTGGTCACCATGCGCAAACTGATGATGCACCCATTGGCGTTTGCTGAGTGGTTCGAGCGCCAGGAGCCGGCAAATTTCAGGACTTCCCAAGCGTCAGGGCGTGACGACTGGGCTGCCCTGGTCCTACAACGATGCAAGGAGGCATCTGACCGCATGCTTGAAACAAATCCACCTGTCACCATTACTGGCAACGTCATCAGCGTCAACTTCAGGGCGGCTGCATGACCCCGTGGGAAACGGTGCTTGACTTCTACCGTTTCCCGGAGCGGATCGGGGCGATACCCTTCGTTCCCGAGCCGCTCCAGATCGAGTCCATCAACGAGCTTGCCGAGAAGAACGAGGCGGGCATCTGGCTCGACATGGGAACCGGCAAGACCTTCGTGTCGACGGCCTGTGCGCTCTTCCATCGGGCGACCACAGGCTGCCGCTGCGTGGTCATCATGCCTCCGCTGCTCATCCGGCAGTGGGCAAGGTGGCTACGCCTCATCTCCCCTGCCCTGGACATCGTTGAGTACCGGGGCAACCCCAAGCAGCGTAAGGCCTTGAGCCTCGACGCCGACTTTGTCTTGGTGGGCGTCCAAATCTTCAAGCGTGACTACGACCGCTTTGTGGCGTATTTCAACGGAACGAACTACTGCGGCATCGTTGATGAGGCCACCTTCGTTGCCAACATCAACAGTGCCAATCACGAGGCAGTGTTCGAGTTCCTGGTGGGTCGTCCGAAGTTTCTCCTGACGGGCACACCGGCCAACAACCCGGCTGATACCTACGGGCTGATGAAGTTCACAGCACCGGGCGTCTACCGAAGCAAGAAGCACTTCGAGAACATCCACGTCGAGGAGTTCGACTTCTACGACAAGCCCAAGGAGTGGAAGCTCCTCGATGTCATGAACACGAACCTGATGATCAACTCCAAGCGGGTGCTCTATCAGGACATGTACTCTGACATCGAGAACCCACTGTACGACCCGATCCAGTACGATCTCGACGACGACCACACGAAACTCTACCGCAAGCTGGCGACGGAGGAGATGCTCAAGCTCGACGACGGCGGCAAGATCGAGGCAACCAGTGCCAACAAGCTCAGACACGCTCTGGGTCAGATCGTCTGTAACTGGGGTCACTTTGCTGGCGACCCCTCAAAGACCTCTGCAGCCGTGGAGATGATCGAGGAGAAGCTCCATGCGCTGGGCTCTGCCAAGCTCGTTGTGTTTGCGCACTACAAGATGACGGTGCGAGGCTTAGTAGGCAAGCTGGGTAAGTTCGGCGCGGTCTCGGTCAACTCCGAGGTCTCGGAGAAGCAGAAGGACCTCAACGTCCAACGCTTCATCGACGACCCCACTTGCCGGGTCATCGTCATCCAGTATGTCAGCGGCGGTAAGGGTCTGGACGGGCTGCAGCACGCCTGTCACACCGTGCTGTGCATCGAACCCTGCCAGCAGCCTCGGGACTTCCACCAGGCCATTGCCCGTGTCCAGCGGCGGGGCCAGCGGTTTAAGGTTCACGTCATGCTTCCTGTGGCCCGAGGCACCTTGCAGGTACGTGGCTTTAGGACGCTCATCGAGAATGACACGCTCATCAACAAGGTAGTACGGAACGCTATTGATCTTCGTCGGGAGATATTCGGCGAAGACGGCGGGACAACACTAGGAGACTGAATGTGGCAAGAGCACGGACTGATATAGGGGAGATCACCAACGACTTGATGGATGACCTGTCGACCATCCGTAAGTTGTTGGACCTCTCCGACCCAGCGATCAGTGATGCCTGGGCCGGCATCGAAACCTTCGCAGCGATCTCGCTGAGGATCATGGCAAAGACCAATCCCAGCAAGGTGCGATCCATCGCGGTTACCACCGCAATTTCTACATACATCCCACCCGCGATGCCAGCGCGGTCGGATTGACGTTTTGGGACAAAGGGCAGGACGTGCGTAGAATCGCCGCCTGGCCCAGCAAAGGATCAACAAATGGCTCAAGCAGCACAGCAGTTCATGACACCCGGCAACCACTACGAGGCTTTGCTGGAGGCCATTGACGGCGACAAGAAAAAGGTTTATGACACACTGGCCCACGTCCGCAGTGAGGCCTGCTACCGCAACCGCTCCCTCATCATCTACGAGGTTGAGCAGCGGCAGCCCGGAGTGATGGAGAGTGCGCCGCGCAAGCCACGCATTCTGGACACTATCAAAATCCTGGACTTTGTTGCAGACGACAAGAGCGGTGCCTCTTGTGAGATTCGCAGTGAGACACTCGGCAAGGAGCTGATCATTGGCTACAAGCCGGTCCAGCTTTTCTCATACCCCGTGTTCATCTGGATGCCTCTGCACGCCAAGCTGCGGTGGTCGACTACCCCAGATGAGGTGGAGGGTGGCTCCCTGGCGTTTGACCTGGTCATCCGTACCCGCTCACGATTTCACCTGAGGGAGTACGGTGTCGTCTATTGCGAAACGGGTATCAGCTATGCCCGGGAATTTGAAGGCCTGACCCGCTGACAGGAGAGACCCTTGTCCAGCGCCAACACCTTCTACATATTCCACCAACAGCAGAACAAGGAGAGCAAGTGGGAGATGAGCCTGGCGTCCGACCGGGACAAGGTTCTTTCCCGTAAGCCCGCATTCAGCACCGTCCTGGAGCTGAACACGGTCCCTGAGGACAGGGACTGGTCGAAGGTCCGCTACCGTGGCCCGTTCTACGCCGACTTCGATGCCGGCGACGATCTGCCCCTGGTCTGTGACAGGTTCAAGGACTTCCTGGTCAAGCTCGACGCCGACCTCGACTTTGACCTGACCCAGGCCCGCCTGTATGCCTCAGGCAGCAAGGGCTTTCACGTCGAGATTCCGGCTGAGTGCTTCATGGCCAAGGTGCCCCCCACTGGGACGCCCTGGCTGGCCTATGTCTACCGCACGATGGCTGAGTCGCTCATCGTGGACACGCTCGACCTGAACGTCTACACCGGCAAGCGTGGTCGCCAGTGGCGTACCACGAACGTCGTGCGGGAGAACGGCTGCTACAAGGTGCCCCTGACGCTGGAGGAGGCCTTGTCGATGGACGCGGACCTCTACCGTGAACTTATCAAGGCGCCCCGTGTTGAGCCGATCCCCTCACCACCACTGACGAACCCCAAGTTCGTCATGCTCTTCGAGCGTGGTCGGGAGAAGGTCACCTCCCAGATGCGCAACAAGAAGAAGCGCGTCGACAAGGCCAACGTGGTGCTTGACCCGTGGCGGGCCGCGAAGAAGACGCCGCCCACGGTTGAGATGCTGATGGATGGTCGGGAGATTTCCGACCGGGCCGGCTTCCAGTCTATTGCCATGCAGCTCAGCGTCTACGCCACCAGCGTCTCGATGCCGCTGGCTGAGTTCCTCGACAGGTGCAAGGGCCTGGTGGAGCGCCACGTCAGCGACGGCACCCGCTACAACTCCCCCGACAGGCGCCGCGAAGAGTTGTCCCGCATGTGGGAGTACATGAGCGAGAACTCGCTCTACGACTTCGAGGTGGACCCACTGGTCAGGCTGCTCAAGCAGGGCACCGACACCAGCGACCTGGGGGTGCTTGCCACCGAGGATCGTGAGGACCGGGAAACGAAGCCACCCGAGGTGGTAGGGCCTGCCGAGACCGACACGGCTGATGGTGATGCTGGGGAGGCACCGGCTGTGGTGGACCTCAACATCCACCGCAAGCTGCGTCGTGGCTTCTTCATGAATGCTGAGGGTATGTTCAAGAAGAGTGGCGAGGATGTCGAGCCGGTGTGCAGAGCGACTCTGCGCAACGTCGATGCCTTCTACGACGTTGAGAAGTCCACGTTCATGGGGTATGAGTTCGACATTGTCATCGCGGGCAAGAAGCGCAGCCGGCAAATGGCTTCATCAGAAATCTTCACGTCAGCTCAGCAACTACGCAAGTTCTTTGCTGCCTACCAAATCTCATTTCAGGGCAGCGACTCAGACGCTGCAGCACTCATGGACATCATGGCAGAGAAGGCCGAACGGGGTGGCAAGGTCTACACCTACCCCAGGGAGGGGTTCTTCATCATCAACCACCCTGAGGCTGACAAGCCGACACCTGTGAAGGTGTTCTTGACGAAGGACACGTTTCTGTCATCCATCGCACCGGATGACCCGGCGTACTTCCAGCTCAAGTACAAGCCGACGATGGCGGTCAGCAGCTACGACATCGACATCCACTGGGCACCGCCCCTTGAGAAGTCAATGAGCGAGTCCGTCTACGACCTGTTCAACTTCAACAAGCCCACGGTCGTGGCTGACCTGATCGGTTGGTTCTGCGCTGCGCACTACCGCAGCATCTACCTGAGGCTGTTTGGACAGTTCCCGATGCTGCAGGCCTTCGGCGAGGCTGGCTCTGGCAAGTCGCAGAGCATCATCACCATGGCCCACTTCCACTGGTACATGTCTGACCGCATCTCGATCAAGTCGGCAATGTCGTTCACCCCGTTTGCCCTGGACTCCCATGCGTCCAGCTCCACGTCAGCGCCCTTCATCATCGACGAGTACAAGCCCCGCGAGCTGAGGTCGGCCAAGGGCAAGTTCGAGAAGCTCAAGGACTTGTTCAAGGCTTCGTACATCGGCGGCGACATCGGCGAACGCGGTACGGTGAACAAGGGTGCTGAGAACAGTCTGGCCCTGATCAAGAGCAAGGCGACGGCTCCCATCTGCTTCATGGGTGAGGCCATCGAGATGGAGACAGCCATCGTGGAACGCTCGGTCTGCGTGCCCTTCTCCAAGCTGTTCCACTCGGCCAAGCGCAGCGCAGCGTTCAACCGACTCCAGATGGACCCCACGATCATCTCCTCCATCGGCAGGGAGATCGTCACCATGGGCTTCAAGATCGGCCTACCCGGCTTCCGTGATGAGCTGAGGGCGATCATCGCTGACATCGAGCTGCGTCAGCCGGCCATTGATGATGAGAACAAGCGGCGCCTGGCGCCGCGCATGATCTTCAACCGTGCGGTCGTGATCCACGGCTTGTCCATCTTCAAGCGGGCGCTGCATGGTGTGTTCGGAGATGAGTTCGACACCATGTGCCACGCCCTCGCCACGGCCAAGAACGACGAGACGGATGGCGAAGACAACCAGGTCGTCCAGCTCTATGCGATCAGCGAGATGAGCAAGGTGCTGAGCCGTATCGCCTTGCTGAGCCGTGAGAGGGACAGCCCCTACGACATCGTGGCAGGCCAGGACTACATGCTGGGTGAGGGTTTTTTGGACCTCAAGGTTGAGAAGGCATACGACAAGTACCGCATCTACTGCGCCACCGTCCGAGACACCCCGCTGTTCGACAACCTGGACGCATTCAGCCACGCCTTGACCAACTACTCCCCCTGCACTGAGAAGCAGGTTCCCGGGTCACCCCTCCGGGAAAACGGAAGCACTGAGCGAGTAGTTCGATTCAGCCTCAAACTCCTTTCACGAGAAGGAGTGCAAGCATTCAAAAGCGTTTGACGCTTTTGCAAAAAGAGCTATAGTTACCGCCGCACGCTGTAGTTCTTCTTCTCCACCAGCGGCACTACTGACATTGACATTAAACGTACTTAGGAACTGACATGGCACTCCGCAAAGACACCCCCAGCACCGACACCACCAACAACGCCGCCAACCCGGCCTTTGAAGCCGAGGACGAGGGCAACACGGCCACCGTCGAGCGCACTGAAGTGAAGACCGAGTCGGCCACCTCGGCTGAAGCCCTGGTCGCTGTTGCCAAGCCGGCTGCTTCGACTGCCGTGGTCGTCGCCAGCAACAACGCCCTGGCCCAAGCCCTGCGCAAGGGCACGTCGCTGGACGAGTCGCAAGGTGTCATCGACATCCAGACCCTGGAGACGATGGGCATCGGCGCCTTCCCCCGCGTGACCGTCGACCAAGGCGGCTTCTCCGAGAACAAGACCAAGTTCCTCGGCGCCTGGATCGACATCGAGCTGATGAGCTGGAACTTCGTGACCCTGATCACCACGGGTGAGAAGGACAACAAGGAAGCCGACAAGCTGATCCGCTCCAGCTACGACCACGTGAACCTGCCCAACGGCGAAGGCACCGTGGCCGACTACGTCACGGCCCTGAAGGAAGACGGCTACGACGGCACCAACACCAAGAAGTACATCGAAATCTACGGCTCGCTCCGTGGTTCCGACAAAGGTGGTGCGATCACCGACGACGACATCAAGATCGTGCAGATCAGCGTGTCACCGCAGTCGGTCAAGCAGTTCCAGCGCTTCCTGCTGGAGTCGAAGATGAAGGCCTTCCAGAAGAAGGACGTGACCAACAAGTTCCGCATCGGCAGCGAGCGTGTGACCCAGGGCAGCAACACCTACGGTGTCATGAACTTCGGTATCAAGGTCGCCTGATCGGGCGGGCGGCAGCCGGGCGGGGCGCCTGGCTGCCAGTGTCCGGTGGTGGATTCCACCGGCCAGCCTGAAGTGGGTCTTCAGGCGTAAGTGGCTCACCGGCTGCTTGCGCAAGCAGATCAACAACGAAACAACTCATGGAACAACGACTCTTCATCACTGACACCGAGACTGCTGGCCTTGAGGGCGGCGTCTGCGATCTGGCTATCGTTGAGCTGAACGAGAACCTGGACATCGTCTACCAGGTTGAGCATCTGATCGACCCGGAGCGTCCGATCAGCCCGAGCGCGATGGGTGTCCACCACATCACCAACGAGATGGTGGAGTTCGAGCCGACGCTGTCTGAGTTCATGGACATGAGTGGCAACCCGTTCAAGGCGTCTGAGAACCCGATTATCTGCGGCCACAACATCGCCTTCGATGTTCGCATGCTCGGCGAGCACATCCCCCCGGTCCACACCCGGCTCTGCACCCTGAAGCTGGCAAAACTGGTCTGGCCTGACGCCGAGAACCACAAGCTCCAGACCCTGCGCTACCTGCATGGCCTGGAGGCTGGTGATGCCCACCGTGCGATGGGTGACGTGATCACGTGCATCAGCCTCCTACGCTTGGTGGCTGAACAGCGCAGCCTTGATGTCGATGACCTGTTGGCCTTGGTCAAGAGGCCGATCAGCCTGGAGACGAAGCTCACCTTTGGCAAGCACAAGGGCACCAAGCTCGGCGACCTGCCCGCCACCTACGTTCACTGGTTGCTGCACAAAGCAGACAACCTTGACCCCGATCTGCGTGAGGCACTGACCTCCCGCTGAACTGACCCGGCAGAACCGGATTTCCCACCCACCACGCCTCAGGAGAAAACCATGGCAAAGACCCTCACGAAGTACCTGGCCGAAGACGGCACCGAGTTCGACAACGAAGTCGATGCTGACGCCCATGATGCGGCCCTGGCCGAGAGCAAGCAGTTCGACGACTACATCGCCGCTGCCGGCCTGGAAAAGGCCCAAGCCGGCCTGATGCGCAAGCACCTGCCCCAGTTCCTGGCCTTCATCAACGATGGCATCCCGCCTGCCGTTGAGCCGAAGCTGACCGAAGCCGAGAAGGCTGAGAAGAAGGCGGCACGTGAAGCCAAGAAGGCTGCTGCCGCTCCGGCTGCCTGATCGCTACTGACCGCCACTGAAAGCGCCCTGAGGGGCGCTTTCTCATACCCGGAACACTATGTCCAACCCTGAAGTACACCAGATCGTGTCGGCTGCCGCCGCCGAGCTGCGCAACATCTGCATCAGGAAGATCAACAACATCAGCCTATCGGCGTCAGACGTTGACCGGGTGCTGCTTGCTGGCCCACCCGTGCTGACCGACTACTACATCGGCAGTGTCGACCTGTCCAGACTGGCTCCGGCTGTCTACGGTGTCGCCTACAGCGACGACGTGTTTGATGACCTGATCAAGGCAGCCCGGTCCTGGGGTCACTCAGCCGAAGCTGGCGCGAGGATGCGTCAAGCGGTGATCAAGGTGGCTGGTGAGTTGCCAGTCACCAAGGTGTCTGGCGCCTCACCCATGGCCGTACTCATCCAGGTCCTTGGCGCAATGACCTGGGATGGCCGCTGCCAGCTTCAGACCCTGAGCAGGTTCACACGATTCACCAATCGGAGAGGTGAGCACTGGGAATTTTACGACCAGGCACTGGAAGGGCCGGACGGCTACCGCAGGCTGCCCCAACGACTGGGTGTGTCATTCAGACGTGCGATTGACCAGCCCCTAGGGTGGCGGGCTGGCGGGCACGGCAGGACCGGCGCCCTGCTGCGGTTCCTCCACAAGGCTGTACCTGAGCACAGGCAAGCGCTGAACAGTTTGTTCTGCGCTGCCGTCTACACCCGGTGCGAAGACAAGCTCCAGGAGGCATTTGACATAACGTATCACTCCGACGTGTTCCCTGGCAAGGTGGGCGTGATCTGGCAGCAGGCGATCAACGCTGTGCAGAGGTCTGACAAGTTTGAGCCAGAGGTTTACTGGTCGATACTTGAGGGCATCTGCACACGCAGAACCTTCTTTGACATCTTTGGCCCACCCAACAGGTGGGCAAACTGCACCCTCAGCACAGCGGTGCGAAACAAATGCCTACGCCTCCTTGAGAACAAGCGGCTGGAGGCTATCAGCACCGCCGTAGGTGACAAGGTTCAGCAACCAGACCTCAGCGCCCTTGAGGCACTCGAACTACAACAGATGATCCGATGAGCAACCTCAAAGCAACGAACCCCAAGGACGGCATTGGCGCCGCCAAGGTGCCTCTGCACCTCCTCTCCCCCATCGCAAAGGCGGAGTGGGCGTTGGCCCAGTTCGTCGGCGACTGCAAATACCAGCAGTGGAACTGGCGGGCGGGCGGCATCCTGTTGTCGGTCTACATCGCGGCGGCTGAGCGTCACCTTGATGGCTTCAAGTCTGGTGAGACTCTGGACCCTGACGACCTGAGCAACCACCTGGGCAACGTGATGGCCTGCTGCGCCATCATGCTCGACGCCATCGCAGCCGGCGTGGCCGTTGATGACCGCGCCCCCGTCGTCGACATGCGCCCCACCTACAAGTACGTGGAAGAGCGCATGGCCCAGGCCCGCCTGCGCTACAGCCATATCCCCCGCAATCCGTACACGATCTTGAACACGGTCGTCAAACCACTCCAGATCGAGTCCGCATGAGCGCCCAAGAGCACAACCACCCTGACCCCTTCGACCAGGCATCAGCCCTGGAGCAAGCGGCCACTGACCAGGCCATCTACGAGGTGCGGCGCTACTGCAAGCCCACCCAGGCACCCCTCAAGAATGGCACCTACGAGGTCACCGACTGCGACGACTGCGGCAACGAAATCGGTGCTGCCCGCCTGAAGGTCGCCATCAAGAACACGCTCTGCGTCCATTGCGCCACCCTGCGTGAACGTCGAGCCCGCTGATTGACACTTCCAACCGAAAGGACTTAACGTGAAACGCGCACTGATTGACCTGTCCAGTGTGATCTGGACCTGCCTGAAGGCAGGCGAAGACACTGAGCATGGTATCCCCGTACTCGATGAAGCCGGCACCCCTGTGCTCAAGAGCAACGGCAAGCCGAAGCTGGCGAACTCAGCCGGCTACGGCTACGACAACGCCATGCAGCACCTGATCCAGGTAATGAAGGAGTTGCAGCTCCAGCCCCACCAGTTCGTGTTTGTCCGCGAGGGTATGAACTCGAAGCAAGGCCGGCAGAGCATCCTTGGCACGTACAAGGCCAAGCGTGACAAGCTCTCGCAGGAGTACCTGGAGTTCAACAAGTGCAAGGACATGCTCCTGGACTTGTTCCTGGGTCTGGGCAGCCAGGTCGTCTGGCAGGACGGCGTCGAGGCCGACGATGTCTTGGGCTACCTGGCAAAGCACCTGAAGTCCGAGACCTGGATCGTGACCGGCGACAAGGACTTGGCCCAGTGCATCGGCGGCAACGTCCACCTGTACCGTCGCGGCGAGAAGGACACCAACCCATTCGGCCCGTTTGATGTGCGGTGGATCGCAGCCTGGATCGCCATCGTCGGCGACACGGCTGACGGCATCCCCGGCGCCAAGGGCTTCGGTGAGAAGGCTGGTGAGAAGCTCCTGGTGGCGTTCGGCAACGACGGCCTGGAGATGCTCGACGGCTTGATCCGCAGCCAGTCACTCGGCCGTCTGTCCGAAGACGTGGGCGAGATGAAGGAGCTACAGAAGCTCATCGACGACGCCAGCAACGTCTACAAGTGCTATGAGCTGGGCCGACTGCGCACCGAGCACGTCAACACGCTGCGCAACCCACTCCAGTACCAGGCCGGCATGGTCAAGCCTCGCGCCCAGTGCCCCGACAACGTCATGTTCAAGTACGCCGGCCAGATACGGTTGGTGTCAGCCGAGACCTATCAGGAGTCAGTTGACTTCCTGAAGAAGCACCTGTACTCGACACCCTGGTTCAGCCTGGACATCGAAACGTCCACACCCCCTGAGAGCGACGAGTGGCTGGAGCGTCAGGACAAGGAAGACAAGGTCCTCGACGTGTTCGGCTCTGAGCTGACCGGCCTGTCGATCACCTTCGGCCCCAACCTCCAGTACACCTACTACCTCACCCATGAGCACGTCGAGGAAGCCGGTGTCACCAACCTGACGCTGGCCCAGGTCCGCGACATGGTCGACATGATCCCCCGCGAGAAGATCACCTGGGTCCACAACAACGCCTTCGAGATGCCGGTGCTCTACAGCGAGTGGGGTCAGGACTGGATCGAAGACCCTGACTACCACGGCTTCCTGCGCAACGTCCGTGACACCGCCATCGCCTCCAGCTACGTCGATGAGAACCGCCGCCGTGGCCTGAAGAGCCTGTCTTCGACACTTCTGGGCTATGAGCAGCAGACCTTCGATGAAGTCACCACGGTGAACTACATCAAGGAGGTCTGGGACGGCAAGGGCAAGGTGCTGGGTGAGTGGTACGACCAGATCAGCACCGGCGAGTATGAGTGGTCGCACCGTATTGACCCCGACACCGGCGAGGAGGTGAAGGTTCAGGGCAACGAGATCACCGTCAACGGCGACCTCATGGTCAAGGTCCAGCACAAGATGAACGAGCTGACCGCTCGCCACGTCCTGACCTACGGCGCTGATGACGCGATCACCACGTCAGCCTTGGCGAACCACTTCCAGTTCGTGATGGAGATCGAGGGCACTGACGACGTGTTCCATGAAGTCGAGACCTGGCCTGCGTACTTGACGGCCCTGGGCTTTGTCCAGGGCGTTGACTTCTCCCTGGCTGAGATGGCTGAGATGGAGAAGGAAGACACGGCCACGTATGACAAGGGTTGGGAAGTCCTGCGTGACTACCTGATGCGCAAGGGTTTCGACGGCACGGTCTGCCCACAGTACACCGAGCTGTCGCCGGCCAACATCAAGGAAGCCCACCTGATCGTCACCGGCCGTGAGCTTTCGACGATGGTACGGACTCACTCCAAGCTGGCGAAGCTGATCGAGCAGCAGGCCGAGGAGTACGAGGACGATGACATGGGCTACGCCCTTGCCACCCAGGTCGCAGCCGAAAGCCTGGCAGGCGTGAACGCCCTGGTGGCCCAGCACTTCGTCGGCGAGCCACGCCTGGACATGGCATCGCCCAAGACGATGCGCAAGTTCCTGTACGAGACGGTGGGCCTGCCGGTGCAGATCGTCAACGACGTGACGCCCACGGAGCGCCAGAAGCAGCCCGAGCTTGCCGATGCGATCTACAAGCACAAGCGTAAGCGGATGGGCAAGGCGACCGATGCCATGACCGACCGTGACTTCGAGCTGCTGAGGCGGAAGGCGAAGACCGACGACACGGCCATCGACTACGCCCTGGCCTTCGACGCCGACAGCATCAACGACGACGACAAGGCCGCTCTGGCTTGCGTCCAGAAGATGAAGAAGGTGATGACCCGCCGCAGCCTGTACTACAGGAACTACTGGGGCGTGCGGCACTGGAAGGACGGCAAGATTCACTCCAGCGTCAACCAGTGCGCTGCTGTGACGCGACGTTACTCGATGTCCAACCCGAACCTTCAGCAGTTGCCGAAGAAGGGGGAGGCCGTCCGCTTCCGTGGGTTCTTCAAGCCCCACCACCGCGACGCCGTCATCTGCTCGATTGACTTCACCGGCCAGGAGTTGCGTCTCGCTGCTGAGGTGTCGCAGGACCGGAACATGCTCGCCTGCTACATCGGCGACAACCTGAAGGACATCCACTCCATCACCGCTGCCAGCGCCATGCGTCTGAAGTGGGGTGACGCCCGAGTTGATGAGCTGGCTGTCGAGTTCGGCGCGTCGATCCAGGCCATTGGCCTGACGAAGGAGGAGTTCGAGTACCGTCTGTTCCTGAAGCTGCGTGACCTGGGCAAGAGTCACACCATGGGCAAGGTCGCTGACGATCTGCGCAAGGAGTCGAAGAACGTGAACTTCGCAGCCCAGTTCGGTGGTCAGGCTGCCAAGCTGAGCGAGACGCTGATCATGCGTATCGAGGACGCCCAGTTGTTCCTGGACGCCCGTAGTGCCATGTTCCCTGACGTTGACCGTGCCGCGAAGATGGCTGCAGCGTTCGCCGAGGAGTTCGGCTACGCCAGGACCTTGATGGGTGCCCGCCGCCATCTGCGTGACTCGGTCATGTCTGACGACAAGCGCATCGCCTCCGGCGCTTTGCGTCAGGCCTGGAATATGGAGATTCAGGGGTCAGCCGGTGAGATGACGAAGATCGGCATGGGTCGCCTCTGGAAGAGTGGCGCCCTGTTCAAGTATGACGTTCGCTTCTTCGCACCGATTCACGATGAACTGGTCACCAGCGTCCACAAGGACCACGCCGTCGAGTTCCTGAAGATCAAGCATGAGTGCATGACTGGTAGCTACGCCGACATGTCTGTGCCGATCTTGGGTTCGATCTCACTGGGCACGGACTTCGCAGACCAGATTGAATGCGGAGACTGGTTCATCGAAGACCGGATCAAGGCAGCCATCGAGAAGTGCTTCAAGCGTGAGGCGGTGGCAGCATGACGATGTTCGGTGATCGCGGCAAGTGGGCGGAAGCTCAGGTGCAGAAGTGGTTGGAGAAGCGCTCAGCTTCCGAGCTGGCCTTCGCCTACCACCGCTACCCCGATGCCAGAGCGGCACGAGGAGCACTTGCCAACCAGCCGGCTGACTTCCTGGTGGCACGCAAGACCAAGCTGGACAAGGTCGCGTGCCACCTCGAAGTGAAGGAGACGAAAGAAGTCCGGCGTCTGCCCAAAGCGAAGATTGGGCAGTATGGCAAGCTCAAGCTGTTCCACGAGGCCGGCTTCGACACCGTCGTGCTGGTCTTCCGCAGCGAGCTGAAGGACTGGGTGATGTTCACTCCTGAAGACTTGTTCTGCTACGAGGAGCTTCCTACCTCGTTTCCGTTTGCCGGCCTGGCCCCCTACCAGTCGGCAGCTTCTGCACTTGATGCACTCTTCCCCAACTGAAAGATCATGTCCAAATTTTCCCCACTCCTGGCTGTCGAGTACGAAGCCAACAAGCTCGACTTCTCCAACCTCTGGATGAGTCCCAAGCTCGACGGCATCCGTGCCCTGGTCATCGACGGCACCGTTATGAGTCGCAACCTGATCCCGATCCCCAACGAGTTCGTCCAGTACATGTACGGTCGGCCTGAGTACAACGGCCTGGACGGCGAGCTGATCTGCGGCGAGCCCAACTCGAAGACCGTGTTCAATGAGACGACCGGCGCCGTTCGCCGCAAAGACGGCCAGCCCGATGTCCACTACTACCTGTTCGACGACATCACTGGACCTGAGCGCGAGTACCGTGAGCGATACCAAGGCCTCTCCAGGCGTCTGAACGTCGATGCCAACACCTACGCAGACAGGCTCCACCTGGTGGTCCAGTCGGAGGTCACTTCCCAGACCACGTTGGAGATGGTTGAGCAGGACTTCCTCAACCTGGGCTACGAGGGAGCCATGCTCCGTGCCTACCATGGCCCCAGCAGTGCCTACAAGTTCGGCCGCAGCACAGCCAAGGCTGGCACCCTGCTGAAGGTGAAGCGCTTCGAGGACGCTGAGGCCGAGATCATCGGCACCTTCGAGGAGCAGGAGAACCAGAACGAGAAGACGGTCGATGAGTTGGGCCACAGCAAACGCAGCAGCCACGCGGAGAACAAGGTCGGCAAGGGTCGCTTGGGCGGTCTGATCTGCCGCACGCCGCAGGGCGTGGAGTTCCGCATCGGCACCGGCTACACCGCGAAGATGCGCGAGGAGATGTGGGCGATCAAGGAGTCACTCGTGGGCCAGTTCGCCAAGTACAAGTTCTTCGCTGTCGGCGTCGTCGTCGCACCCCGCTTCCCAGTCTTCCTGGGGCTGCGGCCGAAATTCGACGCTTGACAGACTCCTCTGTCTTTGACATATTCACAACTAAGGAACGGCCATGTGGTCGTTCTTCTTCATCTGAAGGATCATCATGCTAGTCCTGAACGACATCCACGTGGGTGTTCAACGCAAGGGTGGCACCACACCCCGCAGCCGCGAGAAGCTCCGCAACTTCCTGTTCTCCAGTCTCCAGTCGACTCTGTCTGCCACCGACGAGCGTGAGCTGGTAATCAACGGCGACCTCTTCGATGACTTCGAGATCGACCCCCGCGACTGGGTTCAGACCTACTCCATCTTCGCAGCTTGGCTGAGCCAAGGTCGCAAGCTGTACCTGGTGGCCGGCAACCATGACCACAGCGCCAAGGCCCTGCGCGTCTCGTCGTTCCAGATGCTGTGCGAGGTCCTCAAGGGCCAGTTCAAAGACCTGGTGACGGTCATCGGCATCGACGAGTACACAGCCCTGGGCCAGACCAAGGTCATCGCCCTCGCCCACTGCTCCAACCAGGACATGTTCAACCTGAACCTGGGCAAGCTGCTGGGGTCCGTCGTCAAGGGTGACATCCTCCTGCTCCACGCGAACTTCGACAACAACTTCGCAGCCCAGAGCGACCACAGCTTGAACGTCACACGCCAGCAGGCCGCAGACTTCAAGACCCGTGGAGTCACCCTGGTCTTTGCCCATGAGCACCAGGCCCGCGCGTCGATGGGCGGCAGTGTGGTCGTACTGGGCAACCAGTGGCCCACGTCCATCGTGGACTGCTTGGGCAACGACAAGAAGTTCGCCCACGTGATCGACTCCGACAACGACATCACGCCCATCGAGACGTGGTCGCGTGATGGCATGTCCGGCTACGCCGAGATCGACTGGCGCGAGCTGACGACCCTTGGTGGTGGCAACGCCGACTTCATCCGCATCGTCGGTCAGGCATCGGCCAACGAAGCCAGCGACGTGATCAACAGCATCGCCAAGTTCAGGACTCAGTCCGAAGCCTTTGTGGTCACCAACGCCGTGAAGATCGAAGGCATGGTCGAGATCGCCGACCTGCCGGAGACGTTCGAGGCAACCAAGGCATTCGACGTGATGGAGTTCATCTCGCGCCACCTCGATGCCGAGGAGATGGTCGTCGTCACGGGGTTGATCGGGGCCTGAGGTGCCGTACAAAGACCCAGAGAAAGCTAAAGCTCGTCAGAAGGCGCGCTACGAAGCCAACCCGGAGAAAGTGAAGGCCTGTAATAAGGCATGGCGGGAGGCCAACCCGGAGAAGGCAAAGGCCTGTCAGAAGGCCTGTCAGAAGGCATGGCGGGAAGCCAACTCGGAGAAAGTGAAGGCGTACTCCAAGGCGTACTACGAGGCCAACTCGGAGAAGGCGAAGGCGTACTACGAGGCCAACTCGGAGAAGGTGAAGGCGTACTCCAAGACGTACTACGAGGCCAACTCAGAGAAGGCGAAGGTTGCTCAGAAATTACGGCGCGAAGCCAACCCGGAGAAGGCGCGGGAGCGGTCTAGACGGGACCACGATCTTCACCCTGAGTACAGGCAGAGGTCACGTGACAAAGCTATCAAAGGACTGTCAGACAGCTACATCATCAATAACCTAACCCAAAGCATACCCAGGGAGGCGATCACTGAAGAACTAATCTCTCTCAAACGCGCAGGAATCAAACTCAAACGTCTCATCGAGGAACTTAAATGAACATGCAACAACTCACAGCAAAGATGGACGCCCTCTCCGACCAATTGGAGTCCGGCGTGGTCGATGCAAGGCTGGCGCAGTCCCAGGCCAGCATCTACAACACGACAGCCCGTGTGCAGATCGCCAACCTCAATTACCGCAGCAAGCGGTTCAACAACAAGAACTTCCCGGAGATTCCGTTCTTCGAGAACAAGCCGACAAACGAGTAACCATAGGAGGTCATGTGATCCTCTCACTCGAACTGCAAAACTTCCGACGCCACCAGGCGTTGACCATCAACTTCACCACAGGCCTGAACACACTCAAGGGTGCGAACGAGCAGGGCAAGAGCACTGTGATCGAGGGCGTCCTGTACGCCCTGTACGGTGCCAAGGCTCTGCGTGACACGCTTGCCGAGACGGTGACCTGGGGCGAGAAGGAGTCGTCGCTGGTGTCCAAGCTGGTCATCAAGGTGCGCGACACGATGTACTCGTTCAAGCGCTCGAAGTCCGGCGCCGAGTGCCGTGGCGACGACGGTGTGGTCGTCACCGGCCAGGGCGAGGTCACGGCCTACGCCGCCGAGCTGCTGGGTGCCGATGCCAAGATCGCCAGCCTGCTGATGATGGCGTCCCAGTCTGGCCTGCGTGGTGCCCTGGACGACGGCCCCGCCGCTGTCTCCAGCCTGATGGCGAAGCTGGCCGACTTCGACGTGCTGGACAAGATCATGGAGTCGGCCACCCAGAAGCTGAGCCTTGGCTCCACCGTCCCGATGGTGGAGAAGCTGGCTGCGGCCGAGGCCGACCTGGTCTCCGCCCGTTTGACAGTTCCAGACGAAGGGACTGTCGTCACCGCTCAGGCTGCGCTGGACATGGTCTCTACCATGATCGTGACCCACGAAGCCCTGGAGCGTGACGTGCTCCAGCCGGCCATCGTTGCAGCCGATCAGGCTGTTGGCGCCGCTGAGAAGAACAACGCCGACATCGCTGCGCTTGGCAGCCAGGTCACCAACCTACAGCGCTCCCTGGTCGCTGAGGATGAGAAGCGCAAGGCAGCCATCGCTGACATCGTCAAGGCGCCTGGCAACGCCGTCCTGACGAGCCTACGCAACCTGTTGGCTGACGAGACCAACCACGCCGCAGCCCTGGCGAAGCACCAGTCGTTCGGCCGGCTGAAGTACCCGGCCGAGTTCTGGGAAGGCGATGAGGGATCGTTCCTGGTAGCCCTTGAGGCAGACCGTGTCTCGTTGAGCACCCAGCGTGACCTCATCGCTGATCAGCAGACCCAGATCAGGACTCTGACGGGCCGACTGATCACCAACGGTAAGTGCCCCACTTGCGGCCACGCATCTCAGAGCGACGAGCATGTTGCCGCCCACAACGGCGACATCCAAGCCGAGATCGCCACACTCAAGGCGCCGCTGGCTGCCTGGATAGAGAACGAGAAGGGCCTGGCGAGCACGGTCAGGGACATGGAGGCTGTGCAGACCGCCGCCCAGGCCTACTACCGGGGCGTGGCCGTCTTCGGCGACATGGTCAAGATGGATACGTCGTTCTACCCCGCGAAGGCTGCCTGGATCGCTACTGTACCGGCTGCAGTGGCAGGCACCCAGGCTGCGGCCAAGCTGCGTGAGGCTGAGGCTCTGCAACGGGCCGCAGACGTGGCCCAGGGCCGGCACGATGCGGCTGTCCAGCAGGCTCTGACTCTGGAGAAGCAAATCCAGACCGTGTCGGCCCAGGCTGCACAACTCAGCGTGGTCGACATCGAGCCCCTGAAGGCCGCTCATGATACGGCTTACCAGGTCTACGCCGAGAACTCGAACAAGCTGCGCATCTGGCGTGACGAAAAGACGACCCATACGAACACTATCAGTGCCCACCAGGCCCTGGTCCAGTTGGTGGCACTGCGCATCTCGTCGGCCACCAGCCGTATCGCCGAGCTGCAGGCTGATATCCGCACGACGGAGTTCAACAACGTGCTGGTCGGCAAGCTCAAGAAGATCAAGCCGGCGATCACTGACCACCTCTGGGGCACCGTCCTTGCCGCTGTCGGCGTCTTCTTCTCGCAGATGCGCGGCGAGCAGAGTGTCGTCACCAAGGACAAGGACGGCTTCAAGGTCAATGGTAAGTCCGTGGAGTCCCTGAGCGGCTCCACCATGGATGTCCTGGCCCTGGCGGTGCGAGTCGCCTTGACCAAGACATTCATTCCCCACGCCAGCTTCATCACCCTGGATGAGCCGGCACACGGATGCGATACAGACCGCACATCCAGCGTGTTGGGCTTTCTCGCCGGAGTCGGCTTCCAGCAGACGATCTTGGCCTCACATGACGAACTCAGCGAAGCAGTCTCTGACAACGTCATCGCACTGGGGGTCTGACATGCAGCACCAATCCAAGAACACCACCGAGTCGGTAGACCACACAGTCCGATTAGCCATGTCGTTGATCCTTGCCGTGGTCGTGACTGTCTTCACCTCGATCACCGTCATGAACCTCAGGGACATGCAGACTAAAGACAACGCCTACAGGGCCTGCTTGGAGAGCGTCGAACGAATCGCCAAAGAGTCCCTCAAGGACAGTAGCCGTGTGTTCTCGCTTCCGTCTTGCTCCTGGGGCCGCTGAGCCCAAATTCTCAGCATCACTGCACTCTGACATTACCAACCACTAGGAAACATCATGGCAACCAAAGTCGAAACCAACCTCATCGAACTCACCGCTGGCAACGTCAAGGAGGCAATGAAGGGCGTCAAGTCCTCTGACCTCTGGCAGGTGCCGTTCGAGCAGCTCTACATCATCCCGGGCTACAACGTCCGTGAGCATGATGAAGCCTACGAGGCCCACATCATCGGCCTGATGGAGTTGATCGAAGGCAACGGCTACGACCGCGATAAGCCCATGTCGGGCTACGTCATTGAAGTCGACGGTGTCAGCCGTATTGCCGTGACTGCCGGCCACAGCCGCCATGAAGCCGTGCGCCGCCTGCGTGAGAAGGGTGTTGAAGTCCTGACGATTCCGGTGATCACGAAGCCCCGTGGCACGTCGATGGAAGACATGACCGTCGACTTGATCACGTCGAACTCGGGGCGCCCGCTGACCCCGTTCGAGGTCGGCACCGTCATCAAGCGCCTGATCGGCTACGGCTGGGACGAGAAGAAGATCGGCGCCAAGATCGGTGTCACGTCTGGCTATGTCAACGACTTGCTGCTGCTGCAGGGCGCGTCGAAGACGATCCGCGACATGGTCCGCACCGGCAAGGTCTCGGCCGGTGTCGCCATCAGCGCCGTGAAGAAGCATGGCACCAAGGCTGTTGCAGTCCTCCAGGAGGCCGTGACCACGGCGAAGAAGGCCGGCAAGGACAAGGCGACTGCCAAGCACGTGGCTCCGACGTGGCGTGCGGCAGTCAAGGCCTCCGGCCCCGACCTCTTCTCTTGCGTGAAGTTTGTCCAGGCTGACCCGGCCTACGCAAAGATGGACGCCGCAACCAAGGCGTTCATCGACGACATCCTCAGCAAGCTGCCGGAGATGCCGGCGTCGGAGGAGTGATGGACAACGCTCAGGTCTACATGAACCCCGCACAGTTGCTTCAGGTCGAGAACTTCCACCGGAAGCGCATGGCCGGGAAGTACAGGCGATTCCTGCCGGTGGCGCTGGCCTTCGCAGCGATGTCCAAGGACGCCAGCACCAAGGTTGGTGCTGTGATCCTCGGCCCGAGCTTCGAGGTTCGCTCCAGCGGCTGGAATGGGGCACCCCGTGGCTCGAAGGCTGATGAGGACCAGCGCTCGAAGACCCGCGAGGAGAAGCTGTACTGGACAGCTCACGCGGAAGCCAATGCGATTGTGAATGCTGCCCGGGTTGGCACCCCGCTTGAAGGCAGCACTCTGGTCTGCACCCATATTCCGTGCATGGCCTGCGCGAAGTTGATCGTTCAGGCTGGGATCAAGTCTGTCTACACGCCGAAGCCCAGCGGCGAATTCGCCCCCCGCTGGAGGGAGGAGTTTGAACGCAGCCGCGCTCTGTTCCTGGAGTGCGGTGTCTCAATGATCGAGTTTGACTAAAACGGAGAATGAGAACGTGACATCGAAAGTGAAAGTGATCCTGGCCTCGGCCTGCCCGAAGTCAGGTGTGATCTTGTGGACCCTACATCTGCGCTACTGGCGTGCGATCCACTCGGAGTTCATGACGCACCGCGTCTTCAGCCGCAACGCAGGCTCCAGCCGTGCCAAGCCGGTAAAGAAGGTGCTGACCCAGGTCTGGAACGACCCGGCTGGACCCGAGCACTGGGGCGTCAACCAGGCAGGCATGCAGGCGCGTGCTGAGCTGGTGGGCTGGAAGCGTGCCGCAGCCGGCGCCCTGTGGCGTGGTGCCGGCAAAGTCATGTGTGGCTTCGCCTGGGCCATGATGAAGTTGGGCCTGCACAAGCAGGTTGCCAACCGCCTGCTGGAGCCGTGGCAGTACATCGACGTGCTGGTCTCGGCCACGGAGTGGGACAACTTCTTCCACCTTCGCAACCACGAGGACGCCCAGCCGGAGTTCTGGACACTGGCCCAGCTCATCCTGGAAGCGATGGGAGACACCGTCAAGGCTGGCTGTGTCCATGAGCGCCGGTCAGGTGAGTGGCACATCCCCTACATCCTCGACAGTGAGCAGAGCCTGCTGCTGGTGGACCGCCTGAAGCTCTCCACGGCCCGTTGCGCCCGGGTCAGCTACGAGCCGTTCGACGGCAACGCCAGCCTGATCAAGGAGTTCGAGCGCCATGACCTCCTGGTGGGCAGCACTCCGATCCACGCCAGCCCGACCGAACACCAGGCCCGCAACATGGGCCAGGAATCGCGGGCTGCCAACTTCGTTGGCTGGCGCCAGTACCGCTGGTTCATCGAGAACGACCAGGCCGTCTAAGTGCCTGAGATTGACTACGAGAAGCTGGCCGTCCACTTGGCCCGCTTCATGTGCCCCGATGCACTCCTTGACGCTGACGGCGTTGGTGCCTTGATTGAGGCCAGCCGCCGCCAGGTCTTGGAGTATTGGGCAAAGGCTGATGGGTTCCCCAAGGCGATCCGCCCCAGGGGTCCTGATGGCAAGGCAGGCCACCCACGCTGGGTCCGCTCGGACATCAGCGACTGGGTGGCCTCCCACCGCGAGAAGAAGGCGGGAAGACCCCGCAAAAACCACTGAAAGAACGAGATGCGAATCCACACAGACCATAACGGCGTCGCCGTCAACGCGATCAGCCATAGCCACGGCGTCAACGTCGAGGGCCACCAGTACCAGGTGCTGATCGGCGCAACGACCCAGTACATCCACTTCCAGCACGGCCCGGTGCTGACCAACGGCGTCAACGGCCTGACCAACGAAGCCCTGCTGGCGATCTTGATCCACCGTACCAGCCTGCTCGACCGCAAGTTTGCCTGCGACGAGAACAAGCGGGCCATCCAGCACATGGAGGAGGCCTTGGTCAACCTAGAGGTCCGCACGGCCCGCCGCATGGTGCGTGGTGTCGAGGGGGTGGACGTAGCATGAAAGACGACCTCATCACCGCCACGAAGTGGGGCCTGGGCATCCTGGCCGTGACCACCGTACTCGGTCTGGCCGGTCACGCGCTCGGGGTAGTCGGCACAGCTCTGACCGCCCCTGGCCGGGTCGTGAACAAGACCCTCCAGACGGACAACATCATCTCGTCCTACGAGTGGTTCTACGACGTGAATGCGCAGTACCAGTCACGCCTTGGTCAGATCAAGGGCCACCGCGCTATCGCCAAGGCTGAGACCGACCCCAAGGAGCGCACCCGCTTGAGTATCGAGCTGGCCGCGATGCAGCAGTCTTGCCGCGACCTTGCCACCCGCTTCAACGCCAATTCGGAGAAAGCCAACAAGGCGATCTTCAAGGGCAGCGCAGTACCTCAAACTCTGGAGACCTCGCAATGCGACGCTTGATCATCTCGACCCTGGCAGCCATCCTCATGGTGGGGTGCCAGGAGGAGGCTGTCCCGAAGGCGACAAAGACAGTGCAGTCGGACAAGGCGAAGGCTGCGGCCAACTCCATCCACTTCACTGAGAACGCCGAGATCGACAACATCAAGGCGCGGCTGGAGCTGACGGCCAACCCAGGCCTGCTCGGCTATGTGGTGCTGCTCAACGAGATGGGCGCACCCGTGATGTATACCGGCGTCAAGGGCAAGATCACCAGCGGCTCGAAGCGCCTCACACCGACTTGGCAATCAGCAAGGTTCGACTGCGGCCAGTACGGCTGTACCAAGGACGTTGCTGCACCCTCCGACGAGGGCACCTACGGCACTAGCGGCGACTACGTGTTCTTCTGGACGCCGGCAGGCCAGTTCATCCAGTGGAATGGCAAGTACCTCTACAGCGACAAGCCGTTCAGGTTGTCGGTGCAGCCGGTCGTGGTCAGTCTGGAGGCAAAGCCATGAAGATCGTGATCGAGCTGGACGACCACGACCTCAGGCGTGCCATCGACCAGCAACTGGCAAAGGTGATCTCGGGCCTGGGGACTGAGCACATCACCAAGGAGATCGACCGAGTCCTGGGCGTGAAGTTCAACCGGATCACCGAGGGAGGCGTCCGGGAGTCAGTGCAGGCTGCTGCAGATCAGGCCGTGGGCAAAGTGATCAGTCGTGGCTACAACGACAGCATCATCCGTGATGCCCTTGCCAAGGCGGCGCTGGAGGTCATTAAGGCGAGGGCTTTCTGATCTGTGGTGTCAGCGCTGACACCAAAACCCCGGAGAACCGCATAAACACTGGGTTTAGAGTCCTCTCCTGGGCACCACTGTAACACTCATTCAAACCCGCTAAGTCATTGATTTAGCGGGTTTTTTCTTTTCAATTGCGTCATTCCTTGGTGCCGAGCGTCACCAGGAATCGCCGGATATGCACCTGGGGAGCCGACTACCATTGGCACCACGGTGTCACCACAGGTGACACCATCAACAGGAAAGCGATCATGGCTAGCTTCAGCGAACGCAGCGGCGCTGTCCGCGTCACCGTCCGGCTCCCTGGTGGGGGTCGTGAGACCGCCACATTCGACACCCGCGCAGAAGCCGAGCGCTGGGCCGACGACCTTGAACGCAAGAAGGCTGTCGGTCAGCTCAAGTCATCGGCCAGCAGTGGTGTCCTGGTCAGCGATCTGTTCGAGGCCTACGACCTGGCCGTAGCGTCGAAGACGGACTCAGCGAAGTGGAACTCGCTACGGATCAACAAGTGGCTGACCGATCCGCTGGCCTCCATCCGTGTCTCCCAGGTTACAACCCATGAGATCAACGAGTGGATCACGCGACGCGGCAAGAGCGTGTCGGGGGCGACGGTGAACCGTGAACTGAACCTCATGAGTGGCGCCTTCACCTACGCCGTCAAGGATCGCCGCTGGATCGCCGTCAACCCCTGCCACGGCGCCCGTAGGCCCGAGAAGGGGCGCCCCCGTGGCCGGCGCCTGCTGACCCCTGCTGAGGTCGAGATGCTGTGCGTGTCCACGGGCTTCGCCACTGATCCCGAGCTGCGCACCCTGACCTCCCGCGTCGGAGCCTGCTTCCTGCTGGCCCTGGAGACGGGAATGCGATCTGGTGAGATTCTGCGGCTGCGGCCGGTGGACTACCACAGGGACGACAAGGTGATCCATGTCGCCGCCCTGGAGGTTGGTGGCCGCAAGGGCTCCAGGTCTGGCCGCAGCACCCGCAGCGCCAGCCGCGACGTACCCCTCACAGCCAGAGCCGTGGAGCTGCTGGACCTACTCCTGCGCCGGCCACCCCAGCCAGGCTACATCGTGGGTATGACCGACCAACAGCGGGATGCTCTATGGCGCAAGGCGGTCAAGCAGTCGACCGTCGAGGACCTCCACTTCCACGACACGAAGCATGAGGCAGCCACACGGCTGAGCCAGTTCCTGGACGTGCTGGCCCTGTCCCATGCCATCGGCACCAAGGACATACGCCTGCTGCGCGACACCTACTACAACCACGACGCGAAGCGGTCTGCCGCCCTGCTCCCTAATCGCCTGGCGGCATAAAAAAGGCCCGACAGAGTCGGGCCAAAGACTCCCACCACAGGAGGAAAATCAGATCAGCATGGACTCCAACGTGCGCCGCTTCACCAGGCCCTTGTAGACCTTGCCGCCAGCGTTGACCCACTTCATCAGCTCTGCCCTGACGAGGTCCCAGTCGCCTGCGTTGACCAGCCTGCGGAGCGTGCTGGTCTTCAACCGGCCGAGGCCGAGGTTGAAGGCGAAGTCCGTGATCGCGGCGAGGCGGTAGTCGTTGTCGATGCCGGGGCACACTGCCAGAACTCCCGGCATGAAGTCCCGACTGATCATCGTGCTCAGCAACTGATCAGCATCAGCCCTGCTGATCGGCGGGTCGAACAGCGTGACCTTTTTCCGATTTGCGTAGTACGTAGCCCCGAACCCGACTGTTGGGATGCCCCTCGGGCAGAGGTAGGGCTTCGAGGAGAAGCCCTCGAAGGTGTGGATGATTGGGGTCACCAACTCCGTTGCGTGTCCCCAGTTCATCACTTGCCTCTGCGGAACAGCATGCGGTCAGCGATGAACAGACCGAGTACGCCACCGGCAAGCTCCCAGCCGTGCTCATCCATCACCCACCCAGCCTTCGCATAGTGCTTGACCAGTAGGAACATGATCATCGTCGCCAGAGCCGGCTGGATTGATGCCTTCCAGGCGTCGACCGGCTTGAAGCCTGACAGCTTGGACAGACCCTCGACACCTCGGCCGAAGCTCTCGGCGTCGATCTTGGAGATGTCAACGTCGCCCTGTTGCGTGATGACCTCGATCTTGAGTTCCGCCTGGACCTTCATGGCTTCAAGGTTGCGGGAGTGGTCAGCGGCGTTGATCGCTTCCTGCGCCTGCATCCGCTCGATCTCGAACTTGTGGTCCTGCCTTGCAGTGATCCAACTGCTGATCTCGCCCCAGACCATGCGGAAGGCGGTGCCACCGAAGAAGGAGAGGAGTGTGGAGATGATCATAGGTTTCCTTTCTTACTGTTTTGTCATTTAGAGGCCACCACCGGCAGTGATTGAGACAGCGATGTTCACTGAGGCCCAGGACACCCTGTTGTTCGAGTCCCGGACCATGCACGTCAGTACACCAGAGAATGAGCCATCAGCATTGGTCTGCGCATGCGCTGTCGCCGTGGCAGTGCCAGACTCAGTGATGTAAACGACCTGACCAGCGTACTGACTGGATGGTGTGAATACCCAGTTGTACGCATAGGGAGCCTTACCGCCGGACGCCGTAGCTGTTCTGGAAACTGCTGGTCCAAAGATGTCACCACCCGCGATGGAGACAGAGAAGGTCTCGAAGCTCGCGTTGCGTAGCGTCAGCGAAGTACCATCCCACAACAAGGCTGATGTCGGGCCGCCGATGCTGAACTTCGGAACGCCTGAGACGACGCCTAGCCAGACGCCTGTGCCCGTGTCGAATGCCGTCTGACCAGACCGCAAGTAGCCGTTGGTGGCGAACTCCAGTGACTGGAAGGTTCCAGTGACTGCAGTCAGGGAGCCGGCGAAAGAGCCGGTTGCAGCGTTCAATGCCCCAGCGAAAGAGCCCGTTGCAGCGCTGAGTGAGCCAGCGAACGTACCCGTTGCGGCAGTCAGAGAGCCGGAGAATGTACCAGTCGCTGCACTCAAGGCCCCAGCGAAGACAGTGCCGGCTGTGAGGGTGCCAGCAGTGATGGTTCCAAGGTCCGCAGCGATGGAGCTGAGACTGGTCACCGCGAGCTTGTTGGCGCCGATGCTGCCGGTGACAAGCAGGTTGCCGTTGATCAGCATCGACCAAGTCAGCCAGCTCGTGCCATCAAAATACTTGCTCTGGCTGAAGCTACCCGCTGCGTTGTACTCCGTCACGCGGTCGAGCTTGACAGGGGTTGCGTAGCCAGCAGCAGACAGTGCCAACACCGCTTCAGAGTCACTCCAGGTCGTGCCGGTGATGAGGCGACTGGCTTCGACACTGCCACGCTGACCAGCCAGGCCGTCCGTACTCAGCCGCACTGCCGCCGTCCAAGCGGTAGATGCAACCGAGACATCCGGGGTCGCAGTCTTGAAGGACTGACTGCTGACCCATATAGGGCCTGAGGCGACACCCGGGTTCGTGCGGCTCCAACCGGACGGGGGGGTGAGCGTGTCGGTCGAGAAGAGGTAGCTGCCACCAGTAGGCAGCGCCGGCTGACTCGCTGCCGTTGCGTAGATGTTGATCGACGTGACGGAGAAACCTGTCGGAGCCACCACAGGGTAGGTCCAAGCTGCGTTACTACCAGACGCCACTGGTGCAACTTGCGGCGTGTTCTGGACGCTGAACGTCGTAGTGGTGTTGTGCAGTGCGACCCCGACACATACCAAGACCTCGTCTACGTAGCCATTCAGATAGTCTCCAGGCGTTGCGGGCGCTCCAAAACGAACGATTGGGCCGAGGTCTGTAGCAGCGTTGTTGGTGAATGTGAAGCGGAAGACGCCGTCCATGTAGATTCGATGAACTCCCGCAGCGCGTGTCCACTCAATGTCCACCCAAGCATTGGCCGGCACTGCCGCGCCCGTCCCGATATTCGCTGCCGTCAGACTGTCATAGACAGTAAGCGCATTACCACCTGTATCGCTTCGGCGGTACAGCTCCATCGCGTTGCTGCCGCCCGTACTGATGAGGGCGCGATTTTGGCTGCTTGTGTCAGAGATGAAGAACTTGCCACGCAGTGTGAAGTCACCAGTATTCGTCCCCGAGATGGCGACCGTGGCGTAACCGTTGGCACCAGTGAAGAGCGACGACGTACCAACGGCGGCACGTACAGTGGACAGTGCCGCTGCACCCGCAAGAGTCATTGTCCTGAGGGCGCCGGCCTCATCAAGGGTCGAATTCTCAAGGTGGTAGATCGAGTATTTCGCATCGAGGTTACCACCGGCCACGTCGATAGCTGGCGTGTTGGTGGTGAACGTCTGCGATGTCTGCCACACTGTGCCAGAGGTGGAGCCGGGGTAGTCCTTTGACCAACCCGTCAGAGTCAGCAGGCCGCTCGCCACGTTGTAGGTGCCACCGGACGGCGTAGCAGGCTGTGCTGATGAAACCTTGTAGGCGTTGACCGTGACTGATGACTGACCTGTAGCGCCGTTCTCACCGAACTTGACGGGCATTGACCATGCGGTGGCGGCTGTCGTCGTCGCTGTCGGAGGTGTGAAGTTCGCTGACGTGTTGTGCAGAGCCGAAGTCGTCGAGATGTAGACCTCATCGACGTTGCCGTTGAAGAACTCAGTCGTTCCGTTGTAGCCACCAATTCGGATGTTCGTACCGAACACCATGGCTGTGCCCTGTGTGTACGAGAACTGGAGAACACCGTCGAGCCAGACTCGGTGTACGCCGCTGGCCCGTGTCCACTCGATGTCGAGCCACTGATTTATTGGCAGGCTAGTTGTACCCTGACCCAATACCAGATTTGCTGCAGAACCTGAGTACAAGCCAATGACGTTGTTATTGGCATTCGTCCGTCGGTACAGCTCAAACCCATCCGTCAAGGCACCAACAGTGAAGAATGCCTGGTTCGTGCCATCGGAGCTGGTGATGAAGAACTTGCCACGAAGTGTGAAGTCGCCGGACTGTCCAGCAGCCACAGTAACGTCTGCATACCCAGTCCCTGACAGCTTCAGCGAAGACCCACCGAAGAAGGAGCGGGTCGTCGAGAGCGTGGCGTTCACCAGCGACACAGTCCTTGCAGCCAGGCCACTGTCGCCTGTGGTCGTTGCCGCATTCACACCGTCGAAGTGAAGGATCGTACTCGTGCCGCTGGAGGTATCGGCAAATACCGTGGCGTCCACGTAGTTGGTGCGGAACACCTGTGAGCTGGCCCAGACGGGGTTTGATGACGTGCCGGGGTTCAATGTGAGCCAACCACCCGAGGGAGGGGTCAGCACGCCCGTCGAGAACTCATAGGAACCCCCGGTCGGGGTGGTTGGCTGTGATGCCGAGGACTGGTAGACCGTAGTGACAATTGCCGACACAGCCGTTGCATTGGCGGAGATGGAGGCAAGCATGACCGCAGATGCCGAGGCAGTCCAATCAATGTTGATCGAAGCAGAGTCGGATGCGGCACTAACCCTGATCTGCGAGGCCCACAACTGCAGGCCACTCACACCCGTGTTGGGTGGGATCGTTGTGCTCCAGCCGTCAACACCCGTGTAGCCAGAGTGAGTCGAGCTGCTCCAGGTGTAGGTACTGATGCCGGCCGGCTTGGCTGGCTGCGACACCGACCATCGGTAAAGGTAGACCTGCGTATTCTGCGCAGAGGCAATCGTTGCAGTGGTCGCAGAGACTGGGCCAGTTGCCGTGACCTGCTTCTGACCATTGACTGAAGTGTTGCGCAAGAAGAAGTACAGGGTCTTCGACGGCGCCGATGCATAGGTCAAGCTGTTGCCTTCGCTATCTCCAACCAGCACCGCGTTTGTAAACAGGTTGGTGGTGCTGGCGTAGACAGAGACCTTCTTGTGGCCACCACCCTCCGGGTAAGTCTGTGCCGTCCAAGAGATGATGAAGTTGGCAAACTCAGTCGTGACAGCCAGACCGATGGCGCTGGGCGGGTTGCGCTGGTCAATCGCCAACACCGTCTTCACGATGGCGACCTTGGCTCCAGCGATGCCCAACGAGTTGACTGCCTTCGCAGTGATCGTGTAGGTGATCGGCTGCGCGTTCTCCAACGTCGCCGTGGGCGAGCTGGTCTCCGGGAACGTGTAGCCGCTACCATCGCTCCCTGTCACGTCGAAGATGTAACCCCGCACCTGGCTTGAGTTGATCGCGTCGCAGGAGATTTCCAGGCGACTCGTGAAGTCCCTCGTCCCTGTCGGGATGAAGGTGCTCTCAACGGCAGCAAGGCCGGTGACAGGCGGCACGCTGTCGTAGCTGATCACCGTGTAGTTGTACTTCTCGTACCCGGCACCGGACTCGATGGCAGCATACTTGCCTGGGTCATGCTCCAGGGCAGTGATCCGGTAGCCGATGCCATCATGCCTCGTAGAGACTACCCGGGCGAGCCTCGCTGCCAGGCTCGAAGTCTCCACCATCCAGACGGCCCCAACGATTGGCTGCTGCGAGGCTGTGAAGGGGGTACTGAGGTTGATGCCTGTGGCACCAGCAGTGCCGTTGGAAAGGAACTGGAAGGCGTAGGGGGTGCCGTTGGGCTGGATGATCGTGCAGGTATGTGTGCCGACCGGGAAGTCAACAGTAGAGTCGAACTCCAGGCGCGTGGTAGTGCAGGAGGTGACACGGCCACCCCAGCGGATGCCGGCGTAGTCGTTGTCCTTGATCTTGATGACTGCACCAGGGCGCACGAAGGCGCTATCCTGGCCCACCTTGAACGAGATCATCTCAGTCTCAAGGCGCTGGGTATAGAGCAGCCACAGACCCATGCGACGGGCCTGTGAGCGTGAGGTACAGCCAAAGGCAACTACGTCGGTAGAGCGCAGGCCGTAGCGGGCGATGCCGTCGCGGTCCTCGACGTACTCGAACTTCTGCTTGAAGTCTTCGGCTGGGTCATTCCAGCCGACGATAGCGACGGTGTTGCGTTGGCTCTTGGCAGAACCCTCGTAGGTGAAGAGGCCGCCCTCCACATTGGCGTTGGTGTAGAGCATGGACGGGGCTGTCGGCCGGTCCTGCGTCAAGGTGACACTGTTCGAGCCCCAGTACGCCATACCCCAGAACACCGAGGTCAACTGGTTCAACACACGGTAGGCATCGTCACGTGTGTTCAATACGCAGTTCAGACGGAAACGGCGCTCAGAGTTGCCCACCGTCAGGGGCACGCCGGCCATCGGTTGGCCGCTGCTGGTGACACCTGCTGAGCCCTTCGGGCCAAACACGTTCAGCGTCAGGCCCGTGGGCACAAGCTGGTCGCAGTATTGCGCGATCTGGTACAGCGCCCACTTGTCGATCTTCGATGCGTCGATCAACTCGCCCAGGCCGTAGCGGGAGCTGGTCATCAAGTCGAAGTAGCACCAGGCCGGGTTGTCGGTGTAGGCGACCTGGTTCATCGCCCCGTTCCACGCGCCATTGGTCGTGCCGGCGCCGGTGGTGCGGTAGACCCTGGTGACTGGGTCATAGTTGTCAGGCACCTTCACTAGCAGACCCTTGACGTGGTAGGTGCGGGCTGGTATCGAGCTGAAATACTGCGCGTTGATGCGAACGCCAACGAGTGCTGAGTTCGGGTAGCGGAGCTGCTCGTAATTGATGACCGTGTAGCTGTCCCAGTACAGTGCGTCCACCAGGAGGCCGCTGGCAGAGTCGTCCTTGATTCGCTCGATGGCGATCTCGTAGGGTCCAGCGCCAAGTGAGTTCAGGTCGACCTCAATCGACCGCTGGTAGTTGGAAGTGGTCTTCCCAGTGATGGTCTCCTCACGCACAGAGACCCAGGCGCCTCCAGTGATCCGCTTCCACAGCCGGAAGTTGACGCTGCTGCCAGTGACCTTGCCATCACTGGTGGTCTGGTACAGGCCATGCACTGAGACGTTGAAGCGGACTGAGTCCGCATCGGCGTCGGTCACAGCCCTGATGACCTTGCCTTGGGTGGCGAGTATCTTCAGGCTATTGACAGAGATTTCACTCTGCGTGCCAGAGAAGCCTGACATCACCGTCTGGCCCTGGGCGCCTTGACGGTTGTCGAAGGCGTAGGCGCCCAGAGTGGTATCGGAGACTATCGTCTTCAGCGGTACACCATCCATGTAGATGGAGTAGTCATTGTTCACCAGGCCGACGATCTCGCCTTCGGAGATCAAGTCGACAAAGCTCGCAGTCGTTACCGACGCCAACGTGTCAGGAGACTCACTGACACCGCCAGCACCACTACCGCCCTTACCACCACCAGAACCAATGATCCGCATGCTCATGCACCCTCGAACGGGCGCTGGAGATACACGCGCACCTGTCTGTTTGTAGAAGCCGACCGGGCAGAGCGCCCACCCACCTGTGTGTACGCTGACCTGTAGTAGCCATTGACGGTAACGGCCAGATTGCCATAGCTCTCGAAGAAAGCACTGGTCAGCACCGTGCCGATGACGTAGTCAACCTCAAGAATGACTGAGTCCGTGTTGCCACGGACAAGTCGGACGGCCTGGCTGCCTGGGAAGCCAGAGTAGCTCCAGGAGTAGGTCACGTCTTCGTCGATATAGGCCGTGCTCACGCTGAGACTGATAGAGGCTGTGACGACACCACTATCCGACGTTGCGAGCGAGACAGAGAAGTCGCTCTCGCCACCAATGGTGGCAGTGCTGGTGGCTGCCGCGTCCGAGCCATAGGCTGAAGATGTCAAGCCGGCACTGATGGGGTAGCCACCCGTCAGGACTTCACCATAGATGACAGGCACAGGGCTGCCCTGATCCGCTGTGTTGGTCGGGCCGCTGATACCCCAACTCTGCAGGCCCGAGGGGGTGTCATCCCTCTTGATGTTGGGGGTGAGCCACTCGGTGACTGCTCCAAGTACCAGGCTGGTGCCTGTAGCAAACACAGCAGCGCCCAGAGGGTTGGTTGGACCCCCAAGGAACATCACACTGGTTGCAATCAGCACAGCCCCGATGACGAAGCGCACGCCTGCGCTCGCACCGAGTACGAGGGGGACGATGTCGACCCGACGCTGCGACCCAAGACGCATGGCGATGTCTTCCTCGCCGTAGTCGTGGTTCTTGGTCCTGACGCGGAAGACCATACCCTTCTCGGCAAGGTCTGCAATCGCCTGTCGAAAGCCTGGCCGGGCACACTCGATGGCAGACACAGCTTCAAGCGGTGTGCTGATGTCGAGGTCCCAGTGGGCACCGAACTGGGTAGCCAGCGGGCCGTGGAGGCGTACTTCAACCATGGGTGGTCCTCATCCGGCTTTCGTGGCGGATCGTCATCACGGTGTGCTTGAGCCAGTAGCCGCCCCAGGCGTCCAGGGATGACAGGTTGCCGTAGACATGGTGCAGGATCGTGCCATCACCCATGTAGATCGCAGCGTGGTTCGGCTTGCGTGAGCCAACCTGCATCAGGAACAAGTCGCCGAGCTTCGGTTCGTCACTGATCTGAGTGAAGCCGCAATCCGCGAAGTTGTCCACGTACAGGTTCTCGCCACGGTTCCACCAACCATCGCGGCGGTCGAAGTCAGGCAACTCGACACCACACTCACGCCTGTACCAGTCACGCACGATGGAGTAGCAGTCATGCACGCCGTGAACGTAGGGGCGCTCCAGGTAGGGCGCATCGAAGCCTGATGGGTCGATCAGGGTGTGACTTCCCCCGGGGTAGCCCACGATGTGCCACGGCAAGCCGGAGGACTCGCAGGCCGACTTGTCGGCAAGACTGGGCTCGCTGGTGCCGTTGGGGTGCGAGTGGTAGACCGCAGACACAGTCTCGTCATCCTCAACCTCAAGCCAGGCGTCGGGGTCAAGGTCGAACTCCCTGCCAGGCTGGATCGCCAGGTTCTTCGCCCTGACAAGCCTATCTCCCCTCGGGCCAGTGACCAGCAGGCCACAGCACTCGTTGGGGAATTCATCAGCCGCATGGGCCATCATCAGGTCGATCATGGTCAGCCCTTGTAGACACGTGACGCGGGGAAGCCGCCGAACGGCAGGGGGTTCTTTGCGCCGAATCGCAACTTGCACGCAGACAGAGTCTTAGCGCAGACATCCAGCGCCTGCGAAGTGACGGTGTTGCCGTTGACATCAAACATGTTGGACGTGCCCGTCTTGCTGCACTCTGCACTGCGGTATCGCCAGGGACAGTAGGTGGCGGTGATGATCCGAGACGGAAGCATCACTCCCTGGAAGTCCATCGCCGAGGACAGCTCCCACTCCACAGACATCCGGTTGGCCGTGACTTTGCGCTCAATGAAGAAGACATCGTCCGGCAGCTCTTGCGTCGAGTCTGCAGTGGCGTTGCCACCCACAAAGTTCGCCGCGTCCAGATACTCCACCAAGGTGCGGCGGCGGATGAAGCGGGCACCGACCAGGTCGTCGTAAGCCACGCACAGCGCAGTCACTACACCCGACGTGTTGCCGACCACAAAGCTGGGCCGTGGCATGGCACCCTTCGTCGTCATCTCGAAGCCTTCAGCCTTCACCGCCCAGGGCTGGTAGAGGATGCCCTTCCACACCAGGGGCTGGCCTTGTGGGTTGATGTCGTTGAAGAAGTAGAGGTGGTCTGACGCAGTGTTGGTCTTGGTGATCGGAGAGATGTCGATCTCGTACATCTCAACGATTGAGCCTGGCGTCAACTGCTGCAGGCGTTCGGCGATGGTAGTCACAGGCCGAAGTCCTGCGTGAAGGTGGCAGTCATCGACGAGTCATAGTCGTTGTTGTAGCTCACACTCCACTTCTTGCACATGAACTTCAGGGTGACTCCGAGGGGCGTCGTCCAGTAGAACCAGAGGATGCCGGCCTGGGTCTTCATGAACGTGTCCAGGGCTGTGATCTCACTCAGTAGCCGGCCGGTCCAGGACAGGCTCCACACCTCGCTCAAGGTGTTGATGCCGTCGCCCGCACGCATTTCATACCCATCCCCGAACGAGATCGACTTGACCCTGGGGGTGACCTCGCGTGAGGCCCCCTGGTCCGGCTTGGTGAGGTTCAGTGTTGTCATGGTGGGTTATGCAGAGAGGATGCCGCCGTGGCGCTTTTCGCGTTGGATGATGCTGACCACCGCCTGGTCGACCATCTGCTGCAATTGTGCTGCCTTTTCGCCGGAAACGTCAGACTCTACCTGAGATTTTCCATCGCTGGCAATGTTGATGGTGCTGCTGACCTGGATGGCGCCACCGCCCCCGCCGCTCATGGTGACGGGGATGGTGCGGCCGTCCGGCAGGGGGACGTAGGCCTCGGGCAGCTTGCCTTCACCGAACAGGCTGAGCTGTGGGGTACGTGCGATGCCGCCGTTGGCGTACTTCTGCAATGCCAAGGGGCCAGCGCTGGTCATGATATTGCCGTTTGCGCTGGTCGTGAGACTGGCATAGTCCCCAGCACCAGCGTTACCGATCCCAGAGCCTGTGTTTCCAGCACCAGTGTAGTTATTACTCCCCCCACCCATCGCTGACATGACGAAGTTCAAACCCATCGACAGGAGTTGCTTGATCCCGTTGGCCGCCATCATCCGAGCAGCGTCAGCAATCACGCTAGACGCGAACGACTTGAAGTGCAGCTTGCCGGTAGTGGCGAACTGCAGCAGGCCTGCCTCAATCGACGAGAAGCTCTGACCCATCACGTTGTTGACCAGCTTGGCGGCATCGCCAGCCTCACGTACATACGATTTCCAAAAGCTGATCATCCCGTACTCGGGAGTGCGCTGCTGCTCGTAGACCTTGCCGGCTGCGGCTCCCATGGCTTCAGCCGACTGGTTGCGTAACTTGTCCTGCTCGCTGAGGTTGGCCTTGACCAACTCTGAGTTCTTCGTCGCCTTGGCGATGTCCCCGTTGAGAGTTGCGACCTTGTCGGTCAGCCTGTCGATCATCTGGACAGATGCCGATGGGTCAACCATGCGGGCAACCAAGGCGTCACGCTCGCCAACAAGGCGTTCGAGGTCCCGGCCTACAGCCTCAGCGTCCTTCGTGAACTGGACAATCTTGGACTCGTACCCATCGTAAGCAGCCATCGCCGCCTTGACGGACGTGTCCTTTGCCCCCGCACCCCGGAGCGTCGTTTCAGAAAACTTCTTCGCCATCCTGGCTTCGTAGTTGTCTCGGCGCTGGTTCTCCCGCTCTGCGTTGACCGCAACCCTTGACGCATCGCTCAGCCCTGATGTGCTCAGGTTGTTGACGTACTCCTTCGGAAACATGGACTGCTGTGCGGCAGGACCAGCGCCCTGGATGAGTCCGAGATCAAGCTCCTGCGATGTCTTCGACAGCTCGCGCAGCATCTTCATGTCACGCAGGACGCTCTCGATGCGAGCATCGGCACCAGCCTCAGCGATAGCCTTCAGCTTGCCCTGCACTGCGGCATCCGCTTTGCCAATGGCCTCACGTGCGTCATCCTCGACAAGGCGCACCTTGTTCTTGGCGTTCTCAATCCACGTGTCAAGGCGAGCCTTCTTGTCGTCCTTGAAGAGTGGGTTGGCGTCAGCGAACGACTTGACATCACGCAGCATCGTGGCTGCCAGGTCCTGCCGGCCCTGGAGGTGGTTGCGGGCAAGCTCGTCCTGCCGCGTCTCAAACTCACCCAGCGTGATCAGCTTCGCGCTCTCCCGGGCCTTGAGGATTGCCTCCTGCGTCTTGTAGCTGGAGTCGAGGAGTGCCGTCTCACGGTTGTACTGCGCCTCCTTCTCAGCCAGGGCGGCGAAGGCGTCCTTCTCCGGCTGGCGGTCGACCTTACCCGTCTTTGGCATCGTGAAGCCACTGCCCTCGGTATCCTTGAACGGCATCAGCCTCTTCTGGACCTGCTCAGCCTGTTTGGCTGAGTAGATGCCAGACAGACCCTCTTCAGACTCGTACTTGCTGAGCGAGTTGAGGGCCGACGACATGTTCGCCAGCTTCTTCGGGTCCTTGGTCAGCTCCATGCGGGCACGCAGACCGTCCTTCGCCTGTGCAAGCCAGGTCTGCATAGACGCCCGCGCAGTCGAGGCATCCAATGCGGCGGACTCAGCATCAACCTCCGCTGACTTCTTCATCCGAACGGAGAGGTCCTCACGCTCTTTGGCTACCTGCTTCATGGCCTGCATGACCGCGTACTGGTCCATGCGTTGTGAGCTGCCATCGGCCATCAGGACACCAACTTCACGGATGCCAGAGCTGCCCTTCGCCGACTCCTGCTTCAGAAACCTATCGGCCGCTTCCACAGACTCGATATGGTTCCTGAGGCGGTCTGTCTCGGTCTTCACTGTCACCTGAGCTTCAGACTTACCGGGGTTCTCGATCAACTCCCGCTTCATCTTCAGGCGCTTGATCTCCTCGTCAAGAAGGTTGAGCGTGTTGGCCGTGCGGTTGTTGTACCTGTCCTGAGCCTCCCGCGCCTCATCGGTGCGTGAGGTCAGCATCTGGTAAGCGACCACTGCGGCACCCACCACCAGGCTGATGATCCCGAAGGACGATGAGAGCAGGCCCATGGCACGGCTGAGCCAGCCGATGGCCGTCGCCGCCGTAGCAGTGGCTGCTGCCTGCGCAGTCATGGCTCCGCTCAACATGAACACCTGAGCAGTGAGTCCAGACATGATGCCGGAGACGATCTGCACTACCTTGAGGGCTGCGTATGCCTCGACAACCAGCAGGAGTGTGCTGGCATGGTCGCTCATGAAGCGAGTCAGGTTTACCACAGCACTTGCCATGGATTCGACAGAGCTGCGGAAGCCCTCGCTACGGAAGGCCGTGGCGAGGGTGTCGTTGAACCTCTGGACCTGGCCCTTGCTGTCCTCGAACGCACCGCTGAAGGCCATCGTCAGTGACTGACGCATACGGGCAGAGGACGCTTCAACAGTGTCTTGCAGTTGCAGCATGACGGCCTGAGTGAATCCCTTGGACTCATTCAGTTGGTTCTCGACATCCTTCAGCTTTTTGGTCCCGCCCTCAAGGAGTGGTGCCAGCTCGCGTGAGCCACGCTCACCGCCGATCACAGCGGTGAAGGCCCGCAGGCCGGTGGAATCCAGTGCCGCCGTCTTGGTGCGGATCGCGTCGAGCATGTCCACACTCGACATGCCCTTACGCTGCATCTCCTCCATGTTCAGGCCAAGGACCTTGAACGCCTTTGCCGCGTTGCCAGTCGGGGTGTAGATTTCCCGCAACAGGTTCATGTGGGCCGTGCCCGCCATCGACCCCTTGATGTTCTTCTCAGACAGCATCGCCAGTGCAGCGCCGGTCTCCTCCAGGGAGACGCCGTACAGCGCAGAAGATGCCGAGGCGTACTTGAACGCCTGCATCATGTCCTGTACGCTGGCGTTGGACATCGCAGATGCCTTTGCCATGACATCAGAGACCCGGCCCACCTCGTTGATGGACAAGCCGAATGCCTTCAGTACGCCGGTAGCTGCGAAGGCAGCGTCACCCACGGAGACTTCACCGACCGTGGCGAGCTGGAGCACGTCAGGCAGAGCTGCAACTGCCTCCTTGGCGGTGAGGCCAGACTGAGTCAAGGAGCGCAAACCATCCAGGGCGTCTTTGACCCCGAAGAGCGACCCGGCGACAGACGATTCGATGTCCTTCTGGTTCAGCGTAGTGCCAGACAGCCCCTTGATGAACGCAAGTTGGTACTCAACCCGTTTGCCCTCGTCGTATACGCCCTTGAGGCCGGCTGCGATGGCTGCGCCAGCCAGCAGCGGGACCGTACTGCCCCAGGTTGCCCACAGCATGCCCAGCCCACCGGCCAGACCTCGCACGCTGGAATGAACCTCACCCAGGCTCTGGCTCATCGCCTTGTTGATCTGGGTGTGCTCGTTGCCAGCCACACTGGCCTTCTTGATGGCCGCGTGGTAGGCATCCAGCCCCTTTGCGCCTGAGGCGATCAGGCTGGCCTCCGCGACGAGCGCGTCGTTGTTCAGGAAGCCCTTGACCTGTGCCATACCCCCATCGGTCTGGCCGTACTTCCCAATGAGTGCGGTAGCGCCCGCAACCTGCGTGCCCCGCGCAGTGAACTTGGCACTACCATCAGAGTTTGTCTGGCCCGCTGCCGTCCACTTCGCAGTGTTGTAGACAGTCTGCATCGCGCTGCGCATGTTGCGGGCAACATCATCAGCGGTCTCCTTGACCTTGACGCGGTACTTCTCCAGGTTGCCAAGGTTCTCAGCAAGCCAGCGACTGTTGAACGTGGCATCGGCAGTATTCCCGCCGAAGTTCTCCTTCACAGCCTGGTAGGCCAGCAACGCTTGGCCCTTGCTGGTGTACTGGTCAGACGCAGCGGCCTTGGTGGACCTGATGAGGTTCTGGACCTGCGCAGCCTGTGCAGCCTTTGCGGCCTGAGCTGCTACTGTGCTGGCCTGATCGCGCAGCTTCAGTAAGGTCTCGCGGTTTGGTCCGACTTCAGACGCAGCCAATTCAGCAGCCTTGCGGTCTGCCTCTGCCCGACGCTCAGCCTGACGTACATCAGCGAGATCGAGATTGTTCTCGAAGTTGCGGCGACGCATGTAGAACTGGCGAGCACGTGAGCTGGACTGATCACGGAGTCCAAGCAAGGTCTCGCGGTTTGGTCCGACTTCAGACGCAGCCAATTCAGCAGCCTTGCGGTCTGCCTCTGCCCGACGCTCAGCCTGACGTACATCAGCAAGGTCGAGATTGTTCTCGAAGTTGCGGCGACGCGAGTGCGCTTGGCTGGCCTTTTCAAGGGCCGTGGCACTCTGGATACCCGTGAGAGCGTCGGCCGGGTTCTCCAACTTCTCGCGGTAGGTGGTACGGAACCCATCAGGCCCAGTCGAGGCGATGGATTTTGAGGCACTGGCAGCCCCTCCGGCACCCATACCCCCACCCACCTTGCGTGCGGAGGCGCCAAGGGTCGCCACGGCCTTCGCCAGCTCATCCAGCGGGCCAACCAGGATAGAGCGGACCATCGTGGTCATGGATTCGCCCATCCGCTGGTCGAAGGCGGCAGCCGGTGCCTGGCTCAACGCCGCACGTGGGGGCACCGGCATGGTGGCCGACACACCCACCTTCAGGCCGGCAAGCTGCTCCTTGACTCCGTCCGTATTGATGCTGACGTGCTTGGGTACGGCGAACGCGCCCTGGATCGCCAGCTCAAGGGAGCGTGTCAGGCCTGTACTGTCAAACAGGACCTTGCGGTCCTTAAAGTCGAAGCTGCGCTTGAATGCTGCACCAAGGCTGGCATCGAACTGCGCGAAGTTCCAACGCAACTCGCGGTTCTTCGAGAAGGCCCGGTTGACACCGACACCCAACTCATTCTCAATCTCTGCAGCAATCTCTTTGAAGCTGGCAACATCAGTCTTGAACTTGAATGTCCGCTGCTTGAAGAAGCCCGCGATCTGTCGGTCAATGGAGTTCGGGTCGATACTCACCGCAAGGGTGTTCATCGAGCCAGCCATGGCCTGCTTCAACTCCTTGAGTGCCTCCTTAGCTGCACCGGTGTTGATGCCAACTGACAGATTCGCGGTAGTGGTCATGTCTTCCTCGCTGCTTTCATTTGTTCCGAGAGGTGCTTCATCTCGACTCGGTCCATCCGTTGTATGAGCCTCAGGTACTTCAACTGAGTCTCACTCGATTCAATGCCCATCATCCGCAACATGGACTCAACCTCACTCACTTGGATCGGGTTGGGGCCTACCTGGCTCCACAAACGACTAGCGCCCAGAAAGCAGAAAGCATCGTGGTACTTGATGCAGTCGCTTCTGAGCGCCGGCTTGTTGCTGAGTGCAGGGTGATCCTTGCCAGTGTCTTCCTTGATCAGCTTGAACAAGGCCTGGCTCTTCGGGTCACCGTGCTGGAGCTGCCACTCCAGGTAGGCCCTTAGGCTTCCCCCTGCTCCGCCTCCAGCTTGGCGCGGTAGGCGTCGACATCGTTCGAGAACACCTCGATCTGACGGCGGAAGTCCTTGACGGCCAACAGGGTCTTGGCGTTGTCCAGGCTGTAGTCCAGCGCCTTGCCCTTGAAGCTCAGGCCTTCCCAGCCCAGCAGGATGCCCTGAGCCATCGCGCCGATCATGATCTCCTGGCTCTTGGCTTCGGCGACTTCGTCGTTGCGGTCCAGCGTCTTGCGGGCCAGCTCGACTTGCTTGGTCAGCACCTTGCCGAAAGCCTTGTTGCCCGAGCGGGCAACCAGAACGCGGGCGTCGCCACCCAGATCAAACCAAGTGCCGCTGTTTTCGAGGGTCTCGTCGGTGGCGTATTGGGCGAAGATGTCCATGATGATTCCTTGTGGTGGTGGGTGGTACTGAGGGTAGGTCTACTGCCTACCCTCTAGTTCTGTCAGTGTCAGGTGCCGACGCGGTAGATGACAACCGACTGGCCGAAGGTCGGAGAGCCGACCAAGGTGTCAGGCACAGCCTGGAAGTCCAGCGACAACATGTTGTCTTGGTCGAGGCCACCGACCGAGACCTTGCCCGACGTGTAGCGAATCTTCGGGAAGTAGTAGACGTAGCCGTTGCCGTCCACGTCCAGCACCGGGATCGACAAGCTCGAAGCGGTGCCGTTCTGGAAGCGCTGGTACAGCGTCGCTTCAGCGAAGTACACCTCCAGCTTGCCGGTGATCTGCATCGTGCCGGCGCCGACGCCCGCGTAGCCGAACACGCCCACGGCTTCCTGGCCGCGCAGCGTGTTGTCGATGTTCAGCTCGGCCGACTTGATGTAGGTGATCGCCGAGATCGAGGTGCCGTTCTCGAAGAGGTCGAACACGCCCTTGGTCGCGTTGGCCGGCGTGAACGCCTGGGACGCAGCAGGGGTGCCCATGCTCGTGGCCTGGAGCAGCGAAAAGTCTTTGCCCATGAAGTCGAACGAGCCCGTCACGATCTCGCCCACAGCCAGCTTCAGCGCCATCTTCGAGGGGATCATGCCCTTGTACTGGCGGAACTGACCGATGTCGGCGTGCTGCACCTCGACCGTGTACGACTTCATCACATTCACGGGGTTGTAGCCGGTCAGGGCGACGGGACCGATACGCGAGGAGCCGATGATGGTGCCGGCTGCCATGGTGGCGCCGACAACAGCCGTGTCCAGCGGGGTCGAGGCATCCAGCACCAGCACAGTCGAGGTCGGAGCAGTCGCCAGCGACACACGCAGAGCGCGGCGGTTCATGTAGTCCTTGACGGCTTGCGTCGCGGCGGCAGGCGCCTCCAGGATGATCCACTGACCCTTGTGCAGCAAGGTCAGCAGGTCATTGCCCGACGTGGCCGAAGCGAAGGTGATCGTGGTGATGCTGGATGCCGTGACAATGCTGGTGATCGCCGGCAAGGCCGCCGTCACACCCAGCGTGCCGAACGGGGTGAACGTCGACTGCATCACGCCTTCGATGAACGGGTCATACTCCTTGTAGACGTGCTCGAAAGCGAATCCGCCGTTCGCCATGGCACTGACCAGCGACACGTCGGGCACCTGGCGGTCAGAGCGGATCGCCTTGGACGACAGGGTCTTGATGTCGAAGTTGAACGACTCCGACAGCATGTTCAGCAACACACCATTGCCGCCCTGCGGAGCACCCCAGTTCGTCGGGTAGGCGCCCTCCAGCTTGTACGAAAGCTGTGAGCGGTTCGATGAGGAAAGTTGCGGCATGGTGCGTCCTGTTTTGCGAAAGCGTCAGATGGAATTGTAGACGCGGATGCGCCCTGTTTGGTAGGCCTTAGGCCTTGTCGGAGTGAAAAGCAACCTTGAGGTCGGTGGTCTGCCAGCCCTTGAAGGGCTTTGAGTCCGTGACCTCCGGTGCCTGGAACTGGACGCCAGACACTGACCTGTACTTCAGGAGGTCCGCGATCCACTCCAAAGCGCGGAGTGAGTCCAAGGTGCCCGTACCCAGTTTGGCGTAGGCGCAGGCGTAGACGTAACCAGAGAGGCGGGTGCCCGGCTTGTTCGACATGCCGATCTGGTGGCCGCTGTAGAGCTTGACCTCGAACTCGACGAACCGCTGCGGCGGGTTGTCCCAGTCGAATGGCTGGTTCTCCAAAACCAGAATGACACCTGGGTTTGCAACCTCGAAGCCAGGGTCGACCAGGCCATAGATGGATGAGACGATTTCACTGAACATGATCAGGCTGATGAGATGGTGGTGGTCTTCAGGATCGCAGCCCGGTTAGCTGAGATATTCTTGCCGTATCGAGCGGCAACCGAGTCAAGGGTGCGCTGTGCCGGGGCTCCTGGACGATTAACTGATCGGAGACTGATCAGTCCATCCTCAATGGCCTGCGAGTAGCCGCCTTCACCGTGGTCAACACCGTTGGTGATCCAGACCGTATCACCCAGTTTGTAGGGCTTGTCCTTGCCAAGGCTGAAGAAGTTGGCGAGGTCTACTGCTTCTTGGTCACCCCGCGATCTGACGTAGGCCAGGGCCTCGTCACCGTGAAGTGTTTCCTGTGGGCCAATCGCATAGGACCTATCAACCGTAATGGGTATGTTCAGGCTGTAGGTGTAGCTGACTACCATCCGACCGTACCACTGTGGTGTGCGGTTGAGGACCCCCTCCCACACCTCAACGGTCAGTCCTCGGATGATGTCGGCGCACTCATTTTCAAGTGACGCAAATGCCTCATCAAGGTTGTCCCATGAGGCATCCAGAGGTACATCAACCATGTCTGACTGCTCTGCACTTCCAGACGCCTGCCTCATCAAACGCGGAGTCGATCTGCCAGATGCCATCCGAGAGGGTCACTTTGGCACCAGGCACAATTGCGACCGAACTGGAAATGATGAGCTGTAGGTCCTCAGGGCCGAACTTCGGCGAGGCGTAGTTGCGGTAGGTGTAGAGCGACTGCCAGCGAGCCTTCAGCACACGGACGGCTGCGCTTGAACCTGTGAAGACCTCAGTGACCTTGTTGTAGCTACCCACCGTGATCGTGCCGACCTCAATGCCCGGCATGACATCAGCAAGGACAACGCGAGTGCCACCAGCACCATCATGAACAGTGCGGACAAGTAGGACGGTGCCGTCCTTGTAAAGCAGAACCTGACCGGGGCTGATGGCCTCAGTCACTGAAAAGTGAACATTGAACTGTGGGACCAGGTTCGAGCTTTGCTCGTTGTCCGTCAAGCTCTTGATCCAGGCTCGGCCACACCAGGCTGACGTAGCAGCCACGTTGTCGCATGCCTGCGCAAGGGTGCGGATGTTGACCAGGTCCGTTGCCTCGTGTGCAACCAAGCCGAGACGGATCACCTTGCCGGCGTACACGTCAGGGCTGGCGTGGCCGATGATGAACCGTGTGCCTGCAGCAGAGACTACCCGACGAGCTGGGATCACACTTGAGGGGGCAACCGAGATCACTCGGCGCTCACCAACCTCACTATCACGCTTGGTGTCATCGTACAGCGCAAGCTGGCCGAAGAATGCGTGAACGCCCGTGTAGCCATTGGCACAGGGCGTGTCATCGAAAAACATGGCGACCTTAGCCAAGCGCATAGTCAGGTGCCCGTCACTGGGTCGCTGCTGGAAGCAACAGTGGTGAAGTAGGTCCGGTACTGCGAGGCACTGGTCGTAGCGCTCAACGCTGAGAAGGCATCTCTGAGCCGGTTCTTGGCCGTCTCATACTGCGACTCGACACGCTTGCCTGTCTCCTTGTAGGGGTCAGATGGGAAGCGGACCATCGTGGCCTTGCCGTCGCTCAACTCCTTCGGAGCCAGCATGGGCAACGAGGGCAGGAGCTGACGGGCAATTGAATAGGTGGCGAACAAACGAGTTGCGCGGAAGAAGCGTGACTCGTTGGTCCCCAGGGTCTCAAGGTCGGAGTCCTTGATCGCCAGGTAGGCATCCAGAGGTGATGGTGTCATCTCCTCCAGCTCGGCCAGCAGACTGAACCCATAAACGTCCAACGAGAGCGTGGCGTCTTCAAGCTCCTCAGAAGATACGCCGAGAGCGGCACGCACGTCGTCGAAGGTTGTGTAATCAGTCAGGGCCATGCTTCAGACTCAGTCCTTGACCAGTTCGAGCTTACCGGCGTCGAGCTGGATTTGAACCCAGGTGTCGAGGTCGGTCTTGTCTTCGTCCGTGGTCGTGAAGCGCTGTGCCGTGAAGGCGTGAACAATGTCGCCATGGACTGCCTTGACGCGCACGCGCTTCACTTCGGGGGCTTGTTCGACGACTTCGGGTTTGGCGGTTGCCATGGTGTTCTCCTGTGGGTGGTGGAAGGTCAAGCGTGACATTACCACAAAATAGGCTGCACATAAAGCAAAAGGCCCCGGAGGGCCTCTTGTCTGGTGCTGCCTGGATTACGCCAGGACCATGCCGCCGTAGGCATCGGTGAACAGGCGGTTGACGTGCTCGCCGAAGTCGAAACGCATGGCCGTGCTGCGGCGCATCACGTAGGCTTCGATGGCCTGGTATTGCGCCGACAGGTTGCGCACGCGGCGGATCGCCCAGTTGCGGTCGAAGCCCATCATGGTGTTCGCCGGCCACGAAGCGATGTCGGTCAGGAACACTTCCGGGTTCTTGGCCCAGGTCGGATTCATCACCGAGAACTGCGTGTCGAAGCGGTTGGTGGTGCCGTCGTTCTGCATGACGGTCGGCTTGCCGGTGCGACCTTCGATCTTCATCGCGGTGTCGATGTCGGTCACGATGTGCGTGATCGTGCGCTTCGTGCCGTTCTTCATCAGGTACTTCATCCAGGCCTTCTGGGTCAGCACACCACCCGTGGCAGCCGCGTCGAAGGCCGAGGAGTTGTCGAACAAGCTCAGCGAGGCCAAGCTGCCATCGGCGTTGTCGATGTCGCCGTTCAGCAGGGCCAGCAGGTAGTTCTGGGCACGCTCATTGCGCTGCACGGCCACCTGACGGGCCAAGGCCATGGCGACGATGTCCAGGGTCGTCGACTTGACGGCCTGGTCACTGATCTCCATACCGATGGACCACGTCGGGATGCGGTAGGCCTTGTCCAGCGTGGTGATCGTCAGCATCGAAGCCGGCGCCGCCAACTGAGCGATGCCCATGGCGCGAGCCGCTTCAGGCTTGCTCATGTTGATCACCGGCTGCTCGTAGCGTTCCTGGCTGATCGACTCGTCCACCGCAACCAGCTTGTCGAAAGCGGTGGCGTTGATATCCAGGTTGGCGACCAACTTGTCTTCGACGGCCAGCAAGAACACAGCCGGGAACAGGATGCGCGAGGTCGGGATGCCGTCCTTCACGACCACGCCGGCTTCCATCTTGGTGCCGTTCAGGACTTGGTCCATCGTCGAGGGGCGGATGCCGTACTCGCGGTTGGCCTTGACCGAGATGCCTTCAGCGGCCATGAGCTGCTGGAAGGTGGTGCCGTCCTTGTCGGGCGACTGGGTCGGGTAGGTCAGGTTGATGTACTGCGGCAAGGTCATGCCACGGTCAGCCGCCTCGGCGTACATGCCGACGTGGATGTCGAGTTGAGCGCGTGCGCCGTTTTGGTCGATGAAGCCAGTCATTTCAGAGTTCTCCTTGTTCTCAGACGCGGTCGATCAAGCCCGTGGTGCCCACGGCGCCAGTGCCCGCGCTGCCGAGCGAAACGACACGCCACTTGAAGTTCATAGCACTGCCAGCAGCCGTGGCCTTGCAGACACGGGCCGGCACCGTCAGAGCGGTGTCCTTGGCGACAGGGGTGCCGGTCACCACGTAATCACCGATGGCGAGCACGCCAGTGCCGGGGGTGCCTTGCAGGCCGTCGAAGGTGCATTCAAAGCGCGACTCGGGGCAGACGCCACCGATGGTGTAGCCGTCCTGCGTCGCGGTCTCAATGGAGGTGATGCGACCCTCGATCTCATCGCCAACCACAGACAAGGCGTAGCGCGACTCAGCAACCTGCTTGACGAACTTGGCGACTTCCTTGTCGCTGTAGTTGTTGGCGGTGCCAGTGCCGGCGCCGAGGCGCACGGTCATGACTTCTTCGACATCCACCAGCTCGGTGAAGATGAACTTGGGCATTTCTTGCTCCTCGATTTAGAAACGGGTGGCAGCAATGGCTGCTGCTTGTGCCGCGTGCGAATGGGCCGGCTTCGGCTTGGCAGCCTCAGTCACAGCCGCGACACCGCCGCTCTTGAAGGAGGCGGTGAACTGGGCGCTGGTGGCCTCGTGCTCAGCAAGCAGGGCCGTGGCACCCATGGCGCTGAAGTCGCTGGCCGAGTGGCCCAGAGCGACCTTCATGTTGCGTACCGATGCGGCAGCGATCTTGACCAGGCCGGCGTGTGAAGCGCCGACTTCGGCGAGCTTGTCGTTGGCAGCCTTCAACTCGATCTGCAGGCGGACGTTGTCGGCCGACTTCTCGGTGACCTGGCCGGTCAGGTAGCTGACGAGCTGGGCGCCGTCGTTCTTTTCCACAACTTCCGTCACAACCGGAGCGGCAGCCGCAGTGGTGGTGGTCACGGCTGCAGCAGCCGCAGTGGCAGCCGCCGTGGCAGCCGCCGTGGCAGCCGCCGTGGCAGCCGCAGCAGCATCGGCCGCTGCAGTCTGAGTGCTGGCACCGGCAGCGATGGCTGCGATGTCCTGGTCGGTCAAGACAGTCTTCATGGAGGACATTCCCGTTTTGAGATTGACAGAATTGTGATTTGGGTAGCTTGTATTGTCAACGGCTTTCGACTGATTCTTGGACTGAATCTTGCTGATGAGCTTGTCGAAGCTGGTGACCGCATCTGCGAGGCCAGCGGTCACTGCCGCCGCCCCGAAGAACTCACGACCTTGAGCCATGACCTTGTTGACGTGGTCCACCGTCTCACCGCGTGCGTCGGCAACGTGGGCGGTGAACAGGTCATAGGCCTGGTTGAGCTGAGCCTGGAACTGGGTCTTGGCCTCCTCGGTCAGTGGTTCGTTCGAGTTCACCAAGGCTTTGAATTCGCCGGCCCGCAGGACAGTCACACCAACACCTGCCTCCTTCATGGCCTTGGAATACTCCATGTGGGTGGCGATCACCCCAATGGAGCCCATGATGGCCGTGTCCGAGGTGAATACCTTCGAGGCCGATGAGCCGAGCCAGTACGCGGCCGAGGCCATGAACGAGTCGGTGAATGCGTACACGCTCTTGATGCCATTGACCTGTTTGATCAGGGCTCCAACATCCGAGATGCCGGCCACGGCGCCGCCGCCGCTGCCGATGTCCATCACGATGGTCTTGACGGCTGGGTCCTGCGCCGCCTGGATCAGCGCACGGCGAATCTCGGCGTAGGAGGTGATCCGGTCGGAGTAGTACTGGTAGTACGGCGAGTCCGAGTTCGTCAAGCTGCCACGGATAGTGATGACGCCGACGCTCCCGACGTTCGAGAGCAGGAAAGACTGCTTCGGCTCTTCAGGTTGCGAGGTGGACTGCATGATCCCGGCCTGGATCGACTCCATCACGGCCGAGTAGGTCGCGCTGGCAAGCTCGAAGGACTGCTCGTTGCCGGCCCAAAGCGTGTCGGGAAGTTGGTACTTGTGGTCTGCCATGCTATTTCCTTTCACGCGATTGTGTCACGCTTTGGGCTAATCTTCGGTGGGGTCGGAGACGTGTCACGCCAACAGTGTGGGGTGCGCCTTCTAGGTGGGCCTGGCAGCGGCGGTGCGGGTACTGAGTCGACCATTGCCGCCACTGCCCGCGCCAGCCGACCATACTCGGCCAGCAGGTCATCGTAGCCGCACCAGCGACGAATTTGGCGTTTGATGAATCCCATATGTACCCCTGGGGGCTGGGATCAGCCCAACCGGTGGGTGAGGATTTCGTACTCGCCTGGGCTCACCTCGCGCACTGCCTTGCACGCCTTGAGCATGCGACCGGCTATGCCAGCGCCCCGTGCGGTTCGGCGCAGGCCACCGTGCGCACGTGGTGTTTGACGACCCACTCGATAGCCGCCTGTCGCGTGCTTTGTGGGAACCGAGACCCATCGCCGTACTGCCACATCAACCGCTTGTCGCCGGCAACCTCGGGATACCAGTGTTTGAACTTTACAGCACGGCCCAATCTCACGCCTTCCATAAAAACGTCGTAGTCCTGTGGCGCGCGTCTGACCGCCGTGACAAAGCCCTGTTTGGTCATCACCAGCCGAGTGGCCCGGTCCTCTCTCGACACAAATCCGCTCAGCGCCATGACCGCTCCTTTCCACGCGAAAATCAGGTATTTGATTATGCTACATCATGCAGCTTTCCACACGTTATTCCGCAGAGCCGGGAAAACCTGGCCCTTTGCGTTATGAGTGCGCTGGCCGGGCCACAGCGCGGCGGCAACAGAGCTGCCGCGCACCCGACATTGCCCGCGTGCGTGCATGTCGCGCAGAGCTCGTATCAGGTTAGATTGATTGGCCATGTCATGGGCACCGGCAGGGGATGGGAAATCAGGCCGGGATTGCCGGCGCCTTGAAGATCTCGGCTGCTTTCAGGCAGGCTTCGCAGGGCTGGCGCCCCGGTGCCTCGAAGGTCTTGTAGACCAGCCACCCGCGACGATCCACCATGCGCCTGGCACGCCCAGAGCCTCCGGGTTCTTTGCCGCAGAGCGCGGCTCTCTCGCCCGGCACTTTCAGGTGCGCCATCCACGGGTTGCCCTTGATGCACGAGCCCGCGAGTCCGAGGGCCTGCAGATGTGCAGCATCTGCAGGCGTGAGCGACGGCTGCCAGGTGCGGGTCTCAGTCACGGTGTATGTCATGGGTCACCTCTGGGGGCTGGGAATTAGTCGTCGTCCGCAATGCTCTCGGCCAGCATCGCGGCATGGTCCGCAATCTCTGCAAGTGTTTCTTTCGTCTCGCTGGCCGGGCGGCTCGTGTCGCCGAAGAAATTGTCAATGGCGGCCATCAGTTCGTCTTTGGTCATGGTTGGTGCTCAGTTGCGCCGGTTCACCGGCAAAGTATTGGGGTTGACTTAGGTCGGACTCAAGGCGGTGACTTCCGCCTTTGACCTCATGTTCTGTGACTTGGCTCCCTTGGGCGCTGTCGAGTTCAGGTTCTGGTTCATGGTGCTGCCGCCATTGGATGCCCCATTGAACCCATCACCGGCCGGCTGAACTGATGTACCCGGCCGGAAGCCAGTGCCCGCAAGTGGCGTATAGCCGTCACGCGGTAGGTGGCCCGTCAGGGCGACGCTGCACTCCTCGTCGCCGATCATGCCCAGGCTCAGCAGCTCCAGGTAGCGACTCTGCTTCATGGCACGGAAGGCCTCAAGCTCGCTGTCGGGCCTCAGGTCGATCTGGTTGTACGCGAACTCGACGTAGCAGTCGTGACCCAGCAGGCGCAGCGCGAGGGTCAGCATCTTGCTGAACATCTCGTTGAGCTTGGCCCAGACCGTACCCTCCACGTACTTCATGAAGATCAAGACCTCAGCGCTGGCTGTGTTCGACGTGCCATTCGAGTGGCCCAACACAGTTGGCAGCACCTTCGCACCTGTCGCCATCTTGGCGTTGACAAGGTCTTGGATGACCTTGTACTCGTTGCTCAGGTTAGTGTTTCCGTGGTCGGTGACCTCCACACCAATCGTGTCGAAGATGACGAGGACATCCTCGGGCGACAGGTCGTTGATCTTGCTCTCCAGAGAGGAAAGCACGTTCGCCATGTGGGCGTTCAACTTGTCCTGATCCTGCCTCACATCAGGAGGAAGGCCCTTCAGGAACTTCTCTTCGTCTATGGTCACAACCACACGAGGATGGATGGCCTTCTTCACAATGCGGCGGATGTCATTCATGAACTCGGCTGCGAAGATGACTGCCTGGATGGCCGGCTCCAGCGGCGAAACTGGGTACGTCTCCAGCGTGTCCTGATCCAAGGTGACCATGAAGAATGTCGGGATGTCGAGGTCGACCTCCTCGCCAGCCAGGCGCTGCACCGGGATCAGCTTCTTGCCATCCTTGCTCGGATAGAACTTGATCTGGCTCACACTGATCGGCTGGAGCTTGTCTGGCAAGCGGGCCTTGTCGAGTACCAGCTCGCCGGCCATCGCGCCAGTCATCAGAATCTCGCGTGCCCAGGTCTCGCTCAGGCTTCGGATCGACGGGGCATCATCAAAGCCGATCTGGTAGTCATTGAGGACGTTGAAGCGGGTGATGATTTGGGCAAGGGCGGCTGTGCCCTCAGGGTCGAACGCGCCGTCAAGGCTCTTGGCGACTGCCGTGAAACCACTGGTGATGCCCGTGCGGACGTAGGCCTGCACCGCAGCGCTGAGGTCAGGGCTGGCACGAACAAAGTCACGGACGACCTGGCGACTGTCGATGCCAGTACGTAGGGTCGTGATGTCAGTATTGGCAAGCTGTCGGTCCTTGATCAGCAGGAGTGAGTCTGGGCTCGGCTTCGCTGTCGTCAAATACGACGGGAAGGACTGCTGCTTGTTGGAGACCTTGGGAGGCGGCGGTGAGGGGAACTGACTGGCGGCGCTGATCTCAGTCCTGCTGAACAGACCACTGAACGGGTTTTTCATTGCATTTCTCCACGAACGAATAGCTCGTTCCTTTGGCGCGATTCTGTCAGAGTTGACTGGTAGTACGCAATGACTGGCGTTGCGCTGGTAGCTATGCTCACCACTGGGCACCACTGCAACTGCCTCCAATGGTGTGCAGCAGTCGTCTGCATTGAGGCGAACACCCGTAGCTCATCCCGGGTTGGGCTGACCCCCTGAGTGGGCCTCACCGCAGCGAGTCCTGCATAGGCTCGCACGGCGTGCGCCTCGTTGCGCTCCGTCCAGGCCCAGGCCATCGGCTGATCTCGTTGAGTGAACAACAGGTCGGCAACACTCCTGATAAACGTCCGTGGCGCGTAGAGGGCCACGGTGGAGTCGGTCTCTGCGCGGTGAACAAACACCTGGTCGAGGACCACACCGCTGAGTGCTGCGTGTGCCGCCAGGATGTGCTGTGTCGCCGTGCCACTGACCAGGCCGGAGTAAGTCAGGAGCATCGCCCCGGCTGTGCCACCAACACCAACCAATCTCCGCAGATGGGTAGCAGCGCTGACACCCGTCAGCCCACTGAGCGACGCGAGGCGCTCCCCGAAGTTCAAGGGAGTACCTTGTTCCAGACGGCTGCCGCAATGGCGGCTATGTCAGACGGACTCAGTGCGGCCGACCCACCCGTGTTGTACCCCTGGGCCTGAACGGGGACAGTCAGTGTGGTCGAGACATTGAACGCCCCGATGGTGTTGACAACAGGTGACCCACCCTCCTCGACGAACAAGTTTCCAACGATTGACAGTGTGTGGTTCGACTCCATAGGCCGTACACGCCAGCCGTTAAGCAGGAAGATGTAGATGGGCACGAGCAGACTGCCACCAAGCGAATCCCCGCCAAGCTGTCGCATCGCGGGTGGGTGCTTGAGGTTGTCACCCTGCGTAGCCCAGTCAGTCCAGCGAGACCAAATCTCGCTGGCTGACGCCGCTGCGCTGTCGAGGATGACCCGCCTCGCGGCGGGGTCGAAGGTGATCGCCACCTGGGTCAGACGTAGGCGCGGTCCTGCTCGGCCACCAGCGCCAGCACGATTGCTTTGCTGCGGGTCAGGGTGCCGCGTGCCACCACGAACTTACCCGTGCCAGGCTTGATGCCCACCAGCACAACAGCCGCGTCAGTGGCAGCAGTACGGCCACCCTGCACGTTGGCGTCATAGTCGAACGTGAACGCAATGCTCGCGCTGGTGATGACGCCAGTGATCGGCGTGCCGGCCGCGTCGTTGACCGTGACGGCACCGGACTCGCCGTAGTCGTTGTTCGCGCCCGGCAGCGTCTCGAACATCAGGCGGTAGCTCGAACCCGTTCCCACCAGCGGCGTGTTGGCAGTGATGATGCCGGCTGCCGTGTAGGGGTTGGTCCGTGCCACAGCGTTTTGATCGGTGAACGTGACGCGGTTGCTGTCGGCTGCCAACATGTTGTCGATGTAGACACCCGTGCTGGTCACGAGGTTGTCGCCGGTGAAGGCCAACAGCGCAGCCGCCGTCTTACCGATCACCGTGCCAACACCGGAGTCAACGTCGGTCGACTGGCGCAACAGGTACTGCACCTTGGTGTAGATTTGCTCCAGGGTCGCACCATTGCCGGCAATGATGACGCGGAAGGGGTAGTTGGTGCCGCCGATCAAGCGGTTCACGTTCGTCGCGCTGTAGGTGATCGTGATGCCGCTGTAAGGCGCACCCGACATGGCTGCGTCATTGGCCTGAATCTTCAGGTCGGCCTCATTCGACAGCAGCAGGTTGACGATGTAGGCGCCCGTCGCCAGCTTGCCGGTGTCAGCAAGGACCGAGTCTTTGTACTTCTGGCCGTACTCACGCACGAAGCCCTTGAAGTAGACCCGCTTGTCGAATGAGCCGTTCGTCGCGTCACCGTAGACCTGGATGCCCTGGTTGGCCTGATCACTGAACGTGAAATTCGTCGGCGCATCAGCAGGGTCAGCCTGGTAGTAGAGCTGCGCAGCAGATGACACGACACCCAGGCCCACGATGCCGACATACTGCCGGTTCAGGACGCCAGCCGAGCTGTACTCGGACCAGCCACCGTCGCGCAACTTCTGGCGCGTGGCGTCGTCGGCAGGCTTCCAGCCAGAGTAAGTCGCACCGTCGGTGCCGAATTGGAACTGGCCGCTCAGCGCGTCAATCGCGTACATGGGGAACGGACTGTCTTGGTAGCTCGCCGTCGCCCACAGCTCGACGAACTTCGAGTAGAGCGCCTGTAGCGTCACACCATCCTTGGCGACAAGGCTGCCTGCCACGTTCAGTGTGAATGTCTTGGTCGTCTCATCGACGGTCAATTCGGTGCCGACATTCAAGCCGGCGCGGGTGGTAATCTTTGCCATGGCAGTTCCTCAAGAGAAGTTGCGGTCAAGTCGCAACGCGACCGGAAGGGTGGTATTGATCCGTGGCAGTGTCAGATTCCTGATGTAATGCAACTCGTAGCCCGGCTTAATCAAGCCGATGTCAACTGCCGTATCCACACTGTAGACTGAGTAGTTGAATACGTAAGTCGTTCCAGGGTTCTGATCCACCTGCAGAATCACGTTTGTGGTGCCGGCGTTCAAAACAACAATGTCGGTCCCATCAGGAATTCCAGAAATGATGAGTGTCGCTGACCCGGTTGGGTCAGTCGGGAGTGTCTGCCTGGCATAGACCTCCAGGCCCTGAGGCCTGGCTGGTCTGCGCGCTGTGGGTATATTGACGGTGCCCGCATATGAGGGCAGAACGTCGAATGATACGAAGCTCATGTCAATTGGGGTTCATCAAAGAAGTAGGTCTTGCTGGTGTCAGCAACATATCCACGGATGAAGAACCACACTGACACCTCCGTCCCACCCTTGATAGGTTTGGCGGGCAGACTTGAGACTGACAGTTTGTACTTGCTGTGGTTGACAGTGCCACCATTCTGGAATGTCACGAATCCACCAGCCTCGTTAGTCCATGTCTTGGTAGATGTCGGTATCGCTGTAGCGGCACGATCAAACGTATCAATCAACACCCTTGACCCGTCTACTGCCAGGTACTCAACCTGCATCGAGACGATGGCTGAGGTTGGGACCAACGTCTGCTCAGCCACGAACTCTACTGAGATCGTCCTGGCACCATCCCCAAATGAGTTCATCTTGCCAAAACGTGGCAATTTCAGGGGCACAGACCAGCCTGTGGTGCTCTGCTGAGTGGACGGCAGGACCATGATCGAGTAACCAGTGACGCCATCATCCAGCAATGCCGTGCAGACTGGCTGCCCACGGGTCGCAGACCAAGAGACAAACCCTTTCACTTGGTCGATTGAGAACTCTCTGAGTGCATCACGATTGACGGTTGATATGCACCGCTGGGTTATATCAAGGAAGCCACCGGCCGCCAGAATCGTGGATACATACGGTCCCCGCTTGGTGACATTCCCCCAGGAGATGTTTTCAAAGGTGTAAGCAAGTGCCTGCGAAGTACCAGCCAATGACTGAGCAAGCTCGCTGCCGATCACGAACCCTGTGAACTTGCCACTCCTGAAGGAGTACATGCTGCTACCTGCCTGGCTGAAGATTCCAGGGTGGGCTGTGGAGGCTCCGGTGTTGTTGACCTCAAAGTCCACAAAGTCCACAGCGTAAGAGCTTGTGGTCTGCTGACTGAAAAATACAGAGCCGGTCTGTGACCTGTTGGTGGTCATCAAGAAGTTGCGAAAAACAGACCTCTGACCTGCCGGGGTTGACCCGAGGGAATAAATGCCGACTGCGGCGTTGTAGCCGCTGCCGTCCAAGGAGAAGCCGGCCATTTCCAATGCTGCCGCTGCAGCCAGGGTCACACCTACCGCCGAGTTCCGGTTCGAGAATTTCAGTGTGAACGTACCGTCAGCAAGTTTTCTGCCGGTGATACGCATGAACGTCGCCGTTGTGAAACTTGGAGCGAATAGCAGGGTGCCACCTCCCTGGATATTTCTGAATTCAACAGAGTTTCCAACGGCGTCAGAGGTCCAAGCAGTGGCAAGGTCGTCAACCACGAAGTCAACGGGCACATACTGCGTACCCATGACATATGGCACGAGGTTCGGCGGCGATGACGCGAGAGCCTGCAGCAATCTGTTGCTACGCAACCAGACCCTGTCTCCGGCCAGTGTGGCGCCCGCAAGGGGTGCTTGCGTTCCCCACACACCGTAGCCGCACCGTGCAATAGCACTCGCAAAAGCCGTTGTGTTCAGGTTCACGAGGCTGCCCCAGCAACCGCTCGCACCGCCGCTGAAGGTGTACGGCCCGAACGTGCCGCCCGTCAGGCCACTGGTCGTGACGGTGCTGGTGTTGTACTGCGCCGACCCGGCGCGGGTCATGAGCTGCAACGTGGTCGTGGGGGAGCCGATCTGCGCAAATACGGCGTCCTGCAACTTCGGCGTGCTCCACGACGCGGCCTGCGCCACCAGCGTGCTGGTGTTCGTGGTGCGGTTGATCGCGGCGACCAGGTTGGCTACCAGTGTCGCGCCCGCACCGGCGTTGAACTGATTGGCGACCGCGCCGCTCGCCACGCACGTGAGACTGGCGCCCATGATGCTGATGACGGCGCCTGCGGCTGCAGTGGCCGCAGACAGGTCGATGTTCAGCAGTGCCGAAGTCGCCAGACCTGTCGCCGCACCGTCACCCTCTACTGCGGTGCCAAACACACGCGGCACTGCGCTAGGCGAGCCGTAGGCGCCAGTCATCGCGGTGCTCGACACTGTTTGCGACGTGCTGATGGTGTAGGTGCCCGCGCCCCCGGTGCCCGTACCCAGGGCAGTCACGTAAGTGCCGGCAGTGACACCAGCGCCGCTGACCTCAGTACCCATCGAGATGACACCCGATGCGATGGCCGTAACAGTCAGCGTGGTTGTGCTGATGCTCCCGGTGAACGCGGAGCCGCCATACGCCCCATGGTCACAGTATTTTTCAGCCACGGTAGACCTCTGCCTCAGCCGGCTTCGCGTCGGTCACGGTCGCTGCCGTGACCGGAAATCCCTTCGATTGCAGTAAACCGATCACCTGGAGCAGATCAGCGCGGCGGCCCTTCAGGTCGATGTACTTGCGCACGCTGCAGTCTTTAATGATGGCCTGCACCAGCGCGTCGCTGCTGGCGAGGATCGGGTACTTGTACGGGCCGAACCTGTCGAAGAATGGGCCGACGTTGATGAACCAGTCTTCGGGCACCACTTCGGGGGCAGCAGGCGCCAGCGGGTCAGCCTGCGCAACGTGGTCGTGGGTGGCGAACTCGAAGCCGGCCCACGCGACCGGGGCGTCAGCGGTGTAGCGGTAGACCTCAGCCCCCGTTGCTTTCTCGATCACGGCATAGGTGGTCACTTGATCATCCAGCTCACGTTCGGGGTGATCCGCCAAGGTGCTTCACGCAGGCGTGAGCGGCCAGCCGCAGCCAGAGCCCCCTCAGCGATCTCCACGCAGTTGTCATGCGTGCGATCCGCAGACTTGATCCGCAGCAGCATGCCCAAGACGGCGCCGTAGTCGTAGCCATTGCCGATCCTGGAGCGTGCCCATGCGATACCGGCCTGAGGGTCAGGGCACTGGATGTCGATGGCGGAGGTGGCGCCGAAGCCCGGGTAGCGGGCCATGAAGTCAGCGCTCTCGGTCTCGACAACACCGTGCAGCATGCGGGACTCGACCACCGAGCCGCGCTCGGTCACGACGCCGCAATGCGACCACTTCCCAAACGGGTCAAAAGCCTTGATGGCCCGGCTGACGATGTTGCTGCCACGTGCGTAGATGATGGTCAAAACAGGCATTGCTGACTCCTACTTGCTGACGGCCTGGGCCTTCAGGAATGCGACGACACCAGCCCAACCGCCGACCCAGTACAAGGCGAGCAGGCCCAACATGACAAGGCTGAACTTGTTCCACAGCGTCTTGATCCAACCGAAGAGCAAGCTGCCAGCAGTGGACTGGGCCTGGCGCTTCATGGCCTTCGAGGCCGACTCCCAGAAAGCGTCGCTGCTGACAGCTCGGATCATTCCGCGCTCGATAGCTTGGGCAATGGCCTCTTCAGTGAGCGGGTGGGGGAACCCTGATGCAGGTCCAGGTTGCGAATCACTCATGCGTCTCGGCTCAGTTGGTGGTTATCTCTTGGACGACGACAACCGCGCCATTGATCAACGCAAACACGTCTCCAGTCGGTGAGACCACCTCCAGGTCATACACACCAGATTTCCACGTGTAGGCAGCCGTTGCGGTGGCTGTCAACTTCAGCGTGATCGTCTTGGTCGTGTTGTCCAGCGTGATGGACCCATCCGTGGATGAAAGCGAGAGCAGGACCGTGCCGCCGATCTTGTCCTTGACGGACATGCGGGCGGTGTAGCCCGTCAGGTCGACCGGGAGGCGAAATTGGAGGTAGCCACCCGACACGTAGGCCGTGAAGTCGGCCGAGTTCAGGTCGTTGAACTCAATCTGGGTGGTGGAGCGCACCGTCGAGCGGCGGAACTCGTCATCTGCCGGGGGGCTCTGGAGGGCGTTGATCTCGACCATGCCCCGTGCGGACACCACAGCGGCCCTCCAGCCTTCTGGGATGCCGTGGGGCTGGGTGGTGGTCACCAGGCACGGGGCAGAGGCAGAAATGGCCGAAATGGCGGCATAGCCGAACACCTCCGACTCCCAGCGGATGGGGAAGCGGAAGGTCCGGCCTTGCTCGATGGTCAGTTTCTGCTTCAGCGGTGTCATGGGAAGCCCTGTCTTGCTTCCCATTGTACCGTTATGTCAGTTTAGGCTTCAAGCGGAAACTGAATGCCTGACAGGTGTTCAGGATGATCATCGGCTTTCCCAGGCCCTTGATCTTGCCGGCGATCCAGCAGTAGAGGAAGGTGTGGTGAAAGTGGTCAATGCCATCAGTCTTTTGCCATGAAAACGTCATCTCACCGGAATCATTGTCGAAGACCTTGACCCGCTTCATCGACGTGTGGTGCTGGATGATCTCCTCCTGATCCTCCGTCAACTTGATCGTGAGGTGGTTCTCACGGATGAAGTTCATGTAGCCGTCAAACGCCCGGTTGCGATTCACATTGACCTGGCGGAGGAACTCGATGCCCTTCCCTTCGTCAAGGTCCTTGGTCACCACGTTGTGCGTCAGGATTGACTTGGACCTCATGTAGACCGAAGCGTACAGATTGGGGTCGATTTCCTGGAGGCCCATCACAGTCTCAGCATGCGGGCCAGAGTCGATCACAGTGCAGGCCACCCTGAATTGGCGCCGAATCTCAACGTACCTCGACCGCACAACACCCATCGCAACCTTCTCGGTGTGGATGACGAACATGTCGCCATAGCCATCAATGGCCGCAACCGCAAAGTGATAGGTGTTGCCCACGTCGACACCCATGACGTAGGTACTGGATGATGACATCGCCTCCAGCAGCAAGAACAGCGGAACCATGTCGGCCCGCGTCAAGGTGGCCTCCATGTCTTCACTCGGGATACCCAAGTTGAAGTTCTCGAAGTCCTGAACCCGGTCGTACTTGGTGCTGGCCTCAACCAGGTACGAAGCCTGGATGATGTTGGGCGCATCGAACGGGCTGACCTGGTAGCCGGCGCCCTCGAAGCCGTCGTCGGGATTCTCACAGACCCACTCACGATGCTGAACCTGCAAGCTGGGCTCAAGGCCGCACTTTGGGCAGCTCAGGTATGCCTGCTTGTACTTGGTCTTGCCGATATTGCCCTTGGTGATGGTGCGCAAGTCGTCCGTGAAGTCAGGGATGCGGACATGCTTGTAGTAGTCCGGTGCAAACCATGTGTTGCAGTGGTTGCACTTGCACATCAAGTAGTGGCGACGCGACTCCTGGAAGAACTTGTCGATGCCAAAGTTGGGCAGTGTCGGCGTCGAGATACGGTGCGTGCGCTTCCACTTCGAGTGGGTCAAGCGGGACACGTACTGGCCCAAGACCTCCTGGTCGCTGAAATCAACCTCGTCGTGGATCAAGTGATCACACGGGATCGAGATTGGAGCGTTGCTGGAGGCCGCACCCCGCACGAACAGGAACGAGTTGCCGAACTGCTTGACCTCGTTGTTGTTGTTGGACTTGTGGACAGCGTCCCGCATGCTGCTCGACCCTTCGATCACTGGGTCGATCCGCGTCTTGGTGAACGTGCCGGCGAAGTGAGCCGTGGGGAGCGTGTATGCGACCGTGTACGGCGAGATCACGTTGACCAGGGCAAGCGCCATGCGTGCGCTGGCCTCCGAGATACCCACCTGGGAGCACTTGCGTACTGATACGTCCTTGGACGTGTCGTTGAGAATCTTCTCCTGGTACTCGTGGTCGACGTAGCTGTAGGCGTCGTTACCGTACTTCGTGTTCTCGGTGATCCAGCGTGCGATCTGCGCGTTCGTGTAGCGCCTGAGGATCGTCGTCTCCAGGCGCTCGATATGGTTGCGGGCGATGCTGTTCAAAGGTCGATCTCCTGATCGACTTCGACCTCGATCAACTTCACGTCGCAGTAGTCGCGCCGCAGGGCAAGCTCGTGCATCGTGTAGTAGTCGGCCGGCTGAAAGCGAGTGACGTAGACGGTCACGCCCTTGAGGCCCTTCGCTGCCTCTGGCCTGCCAATCCAGACCATGTCTGCTGGCCTGACCTTGTTGAGTCTGCAGAACACCTGGGCTAGGCGCAGGCTGGCGGAGGCCACATACACCCTTTTCTGTAACTGTGTCACTTCAAGTCCTCAAGCAGTGCGCGGTACTCCTTCAAGAACGCCTCGGCGGTCTCTTCAGGCAGTCTCTGGAGGTGTTTGACCATCAGCGACTCAATGGCTTTGAACCGCTCCTGCGTCTGGACAGCCTTCTGCATGTCCACGAGCTTGTTCAGGATACCGGCGACGGAGTTGGCGACCTGAGCACGCTGGTTTGGCGGTATGTCGTCATCTCCGATTACGTCATTCTGCAGAGCGCGGACAGCGTGAAGCTGGAGCAGCAACTCTTGCTCCAGGTTGGTCTCACTCAATGTGATTGCCGGCAGGCATTCAGTGATCTGGTCCCTGTAGAGGATCAGATCACTGATTGGCAGCGATTTCCACACAAATGGAGCAGCTTTGGCCCCGGCAGGGGCGTTTTTGCCCCTTCCGAGGTCAATCGGGGGTGAATCCTCGAACATTTACGACCTTTCTGTTGCTTCTCTTGGACAAGACGCGCTCCAAGGCAAGCTCTTCAATGGCCTTGTGGCCCTTCACAACCTCATTCAGCACGTTCATTTTCGCAACTTCGAGGCCTTCAGCCTCTTCAATCTCATCTGCCAGGCGCGAGCGCTTGGTCAGTGTCAGTTCTTTCAGGTCTTTGAACACCATTCCGAAGTGGGTATTGAGTAGATCACTCACCCAGCGACGTATTTGTCTGTCGGTGACACCAGCATTTTCAGCCGCTTCCTCAAGGGTGCAGCTACCAGCGATGAACTCAATCGCAAACTTCTTCCTGATCTCCCACTTCACACCTGTGACAGCCTTGTGGACCAGGTACTCCTTGAGCGGACGTGCAACTGTCCAGCTTTTCATCAGGTTATTTACTTGACGTTCACCGACCTGAAGCAGAGCTGAGGCTTCACTCCTGGTCATTTCGTCATTGTTGATACGGTCCAGCGTCTTCAAGATTTGTGGAAGGCGTTTTCCGTGCCGGGTTATGCGGAACTTCAGGTCCTGCTCAGTCATTCGGAACTTTTCTGCTGCTTCTGCAGGAGTCAAGCGCTCGTGGACCAGTTCCTTGTAAATTTCGTACAGCTTCATTTGGTTGAAATCCTTGTTGAAGAGGAAGGACTAACTCTGTGACAGGTGGGCCTCCAATGCGAGTCTGAGGACATGCTCAACTGGCAAGCGTGTCATCTTAGCGAGTTCACTGAGCTTGTCGATGGTCTCGACGCTTATTGAGACCGTGACGGCGACGGGCTCCCGTTCGGTGTTGTCGGTGAGGCGCTTGATGAGCGCCCTGGTGAGGATGGTTGGATCGACTCTGGCCTTGTCGATGGCAGCGGACACGGACGCAGACCTGTTCGTTGTCGCCGTCGCGGCGACGAGGTCGTCGGTGAGGGAGTACCTTCTTACGATCTTCAGCATTAGGCGACTGTAGCATAGGAAGTTGCCAGGTGCGAAAAATTTTTCGAGGGAGCCAGGCTAAGCCCCGACGCCGACCGTGTCCGCGAAAGCTACCCCGTCACGGTCGGTGCGGCTGGCACCGTGGGCAGGGTAGGTCTGGCGCTGGCGGCGTCAGCGGCGCCAGCGCCAGCGCCAGCGCCAGCGTCAGCGCCAAGAATTAGAGTGCAGCCCCTAAAATGATGCGCTATCGCCTAGGCCGTGGTGGTATAGTTTGTTTGTCGCTGCAGTGAATGACGCAGCAGTGATAGCCGGCGGAGCTGTGTCCGCCTCATTTGAAGGGTTTCTATCATGTCGCAAGCCGCCACCGCCATTGACAAGGCCGCCGCCAAGGCCGCCGCCGCCCCCCGGGTAACAAGCATGGTGGCCGCACTGGCGGCGGCCTATGAGGGGGATACCCGTAATTTGATTGATACGGTTATGGCCAATGCCCACCATCAGTTCTCACATGGGGATGTTTCCCCGTTGATCGAATCCGCCCGCTATGTTGGCAACATGGCGGCCAAGGTGGCCGCAGTGGCCGCCGACAAGGTGGCAACCAAGGGCGAAGGCCTCAAGCTGGCCGCCGCCGCCGCTAAGCTGGCCGCCCTTGTTGCGGTGAAGGGGCAAGGCAAGGCCGCCGCCGCGCTGGCCGTGCTGGAATTGGCCGAAGCCGCCGCCGCAGTGGCTTGCCTTGCCCTTGTCAGCGCCAAGGCCGAAGCCGCCGCACTGTGCGGCCTGTCTGCACTGGCCGCCACTGCGGCCGCGCTGACCGAAGCCGCCGCCCCTACGCTGGCACTGTATGAACGTGCCAAGGCCGCCGCCGCCGCCGCCACCGAAGCCGCACACACTGCCAAGGCCGAAGCCGCCAAGGCGAAGGCCGACAAGGCAAAAGCCGACAAGGCCGCCGCCGAAGCCACCAAGGCCGCAGAATTCACCGACAAGGTGAACAGTGCCAATGCCGAAGCGGTGGCCGCCACCGCCACCGCTTCGGCGTTGGCCGGGGAAGCCGCCGCACTGCGCGACAAGGTGGCCGCCGCCACCGACAAGGCCGCCGAAGCCACCGCCACCGCCGAAGCCGCCACCGCTGCAAAGAAAGCCGCCGAAGCCGCTGCAGTGGCCGCCAAGGCCGAAGCCGCTGCACTCAAGCTGGCGGCCAACAAGGCCGCCGCCGAGGCCGCCGCAGTGGCAAAGGCCGCCGCCGCCGAAGCCGCCGCCGAAGCCACCAAAAAGGCCGAAGCCGCCGCCGCCGACAAGGCGCAAAAGCTGGCACGTGCCGAAGCCGCCGACAAGCTGGCCGCCATGATCGCTACAGCCACCGCAGACGGTGGCACGCTGGCCGCACTGCTAGCAGGTAACAGTGTGGCGGCGGCCAATTTGGCAGTGCTGGCGGAAACGGTGGCACGTTTGCGTGCCGAAGCGGTGGCCGCCAATTTGGAAGCGCTGGCCGCCGCCGACAAGCTGGCCGCCGATTTTGCAGACAAGGCCGCCGAAGCCAGCGACAAGGCCGAAGCCGACAAGGCCGCCGCCAGCGCTCAAGCGGTGGCAGACGGTGCCAAGGCCGAAGCGGTGGCAACCAAGGCCGCCGAAAGGGCCGCCACTGCGGCCAGCGACAAGGCGAACAAGGCCGCCGCCCATGTTGCCAAGGGCGCCAAGGTTGCCAAGGCCGAAGCCGCCCCGTTCTAAGCACTGCCAAGGGCAAGGCAACCGCCTTGCCCCTTTAGCTGGCCGCACTGTGCGGCGGCCAGCTAAAGGGGTTGTTTCCCCGGGGTTCAAACTGCGGCCACTGGCCGCCACCTAGAACCCATGCGGTTATCCGCTGCACCATGTGATGCGGCGGCCGACTGCTAAAACAATTGGCACCTAGTGCTGATTGATTCTTTAAAAACCCAGTCGATTGTGGATTTTAGAATTTGTGCCCCGCTGCAGAATGCTGGCGCGAGTTGCGGCCTCAGTGTGCTTTATTGCGTGCTAGAGAACCGGACGCAAAACCGAAAATCCGTCCATCGACTGGTGCATAAACTCGACACGCCATGCCGTGAGGCAGGCCCAACTACGCCCCCACACCAGGTTGAGTCTGTGGCTGGCTCCAACCACGTCGGCGAAAGCTGGCAAATGTGGTGATCTGGCGTGTCGTTATGGGTCAACTGCTGCACAGCTTAATTCCGGGCGTGAATCCGGTTAGCAGTCTGATCCGCACACCGAAAACCCTGGCCAAGGGAAATCCATTGGCTCGGTGTGCCAGTCCAAAGGACTGCCCAAAAACGCCGACCTGGCAGTCGGCCGCGCCATCAGCCAGAAAGCGCGAACCTAAAACTGAGTCTGGCCGCTCACTCAGTGAGCTATGGCGGCAACTTTCCGCTGAGGGATCGACCATGCTTGCAAAAGCATCCATACCCTCGACAACCTTAGGGTTGTCTAATCCCGACCTGTCAAGCCTGTAACCCTGTGGCTTAGTCGGGATTAGTCAGTCCTCAGGTGCCGCATTCGACCAATAAATGGGTCGAATGCTGGCCGATTGTTGACTTTTTTGACGGTAATCGACCTGTTTTCACCAACTTGGTGCACAAATCAGCGCTCGTTATGTCAAATGGCAGTTTACGGAAATTCCAAAAAATCGGGATTTTCGTCAAAAATCTGCCCCATTATTGAGCAATCTACCGGCAAACTAAGGGTTAACCCTGACTTTGCTGCATGGCCTCAAGGGAAAGCTGGCAAAAAGTGATAAAAAGAGGTCGAAAAAAGCGCTGACGCCCACAAGCTGTAATTTCCCCTGCAGGGCAAGCACTTCAAGGAGAAAAGGCGCTACTTCCTAGACCAAGGATCAAACTGAAAGTGCCTTTTTTGATTATTCACATTTTTGTATGTAATCACTTGAGGTTCAAAAGCACGCTTGGCACCCCCCGTAAACCCTAACCCCGGTCGGCTTGCCCTGTTTTCAAGCTAAGTGCTTGATCTGCCTGCGTCTTTGGTGCTGCTCAACGTCAGCGGCGAGACGCCAAAAATACCCGCAAAACTAGGGTTAACCCTAACTAAAGCAAGCTCCATTCCTGCCTCATATTGCAGCAACGCCCCCTACTCCAGGGGGTCGCTGCTATTGACACCAATTCCGAATCCAGTTCGGAATTCAGTCCCCGACGCCGACGCCGACCTCGCCCCCGAGATCGACTCCGATCCCGCCACCGTCCCCGTTTCACGGCCCTGCCCTCATCCACGGCCCTGACACCGACGCC